GCGCCTTCCGGGGCCGCGCAGACCCCCGGGGAGGGGGTTGCTGGGGGGGTGTTTCCGCAGGTCAGAGGCTTGCGCGCCGGTCGCCGTTTCCGCAGGTCAGGGCACGTTTCGCGCCTCCAGCTAACTTTCGACCGGTTTTCGATCAGGTGTTCGATCCGCGGGCCTCGGCACGGGACTTCGGCGCGTGGCATGCCTTGCATAGGGTGCGCATGTTGTCGAGTGTGTCTGTGCCGCCGCGTGATCGGGGTTGGATGTGGTCGGCGTGGAGTTGTCCACTGCCGGGAGTCGCGGTGTGTCCGCAGCTTTGGCAGGTCCAATTGTCGCGCCGGAAGGTGGCTTGCTGCAAGCGGTGTGGGACTTTGCGTCCTTGGTGGTTGCCCCAGCGGTGTGTGGTGTGTTGGGGGCATGTGCCGGTTGTGGTGAGTGTGGTGCAGCCTGCGTGTCGGCAGACCTTAGGCGCGCGTGGCATTCAGATCGGTTGGGTGTCGGTGGTCCAGGTGTCTCGTCCGCCGTGTTGCCATGCGACGCGGCCTGGTGTTCGTGGTTGGTTGTCGTTTCTGGTGGCGATCATTGGCGTCTCGTCTGCGTGATCGATGAGGCTGGGCCATGTGTAGGCGATGGTGTGGCTTTGGTGGCGTGCCCATGCGCTGATTGCTTCGTCGATGGGTTTGCCGTTGGGCAGGTTGTTGAGCATGTTCGGCACGAGGTCGGCGTGTATGGCGATTCCGACTGCGTGGAGTAGTCGTCGGCAGGTGAGCCAGTGTGCTGTGGTGTCAGCGGCTTTGGCGATGCGTTGTTGGTATTCGCGGGGTCGTTCTCGCCCGAGGTAGAGGCTGACCACTGGGCTGGGTGCCACTGCTAGCGCTGCGTCGAGCTGGTCGCGGAAGTTGTCGCACGGTATGGCGTCGTCCTCGAGGACCACGAGCCAGTCTGTGTTGTGGCGGGTGAGGTGTTGCCACACTTTGCGGTGGTTGGTTTCGCATCCGAGTGTGCCGTTGTCGATGCTCATGTATGCGGCGCCCACGGTTTCCATGAGCCGGTGTGCTTGTTCGGCGCGTTTGGTGTGGGCCACGATGCCGATGGTGTGGGTCATCGTGGCCTTATGCGTGTGGTTTTCACGGCGACAGTGGTGTGTGGTGTGAGTCGTGGTGTGATGCTGCCGTAGTCGTATTCGGGGTCGATGGCGATGGAGCATCTGACCCAGCCGCTGGATTGGATTTTCTCGACGGTGCCTTCGTGTTCGAGTCCGTCGAAGTCGACCCATACGTTGTCGCCGGGTTTCATGCTCCGCTCCATTGTCATTCGTCCCAGTAGGGTCCGGGGCACGACGGCCATGGTCCGTTCCAGTGCACGCCGTCTGGGCCGAGTCCGGGCCAGGCGGGTTCGACACCGGCGGCGCGTGCGCCGTAGAGGTCATAGGAGCGGTTTCCGGTCGCGAGTGTAAGGTTCTCGAAATCGATGAGCAGCACGCCGCGGTCGGGGTGTACGACGACGTTGATCAGGCAGGGGTCGCAGTGCCACCAGCCGGCGGCGTGGATGGCGGCGAGCAGATCCCACAGCGGCTCGGCGTAGCGCCGGGACCAGTTGGGGTGGATGTTGAGGATCGGGGTGCAGCGTTCGACCTCGATCCACATGGGCCCGAAGTCGATGAGTTTGGGCGTGGCCCATGGCATCGTGCGGTATGCCTGTAGTTCTTTCTCCCAGGCGATCTGCTTGGTGAACTGCTTGTGCACGGTGCGTCGGTGGATCGTGACCATGGGCCTTTCGACCATTGTTACTTGTGCCTCCACCATGACCAGTCGTTGCGTTCGTTGGCCTTGAAGACCGTCACCACCTGGGGTCCGTAGACGAGGCGGTCGGCGTGTTTGGTATAGGCAACGTAGTTGAGTGTCGCCATGTCGCCGATGATTGTTCCCGGGGCGTCGTCTTTGTGCCAGACGCGCCGAAGTTGGTCTTCGTGGTCGGCGGCCATGTCGTGTGCGAATGCCATGACGGTTTCCCGGTCGCCGCCCACGATCCCCGCGTTCAGTAGGGTGCGGTCGGCGTGGGTGTCGATGAACTGTTGCAGGTGTGTGGCTTTGTGGTTGTTGCGCATCCAGTCGATCCCCACAACGGCGGGTTCGTGCCCGGTGTACAGCTTCCCGGGTTGCATGTGTTCCCACGGAGGGGTGAGCATTTCGACGTCGGTGCCGTCTACGCACCACACCCATTTGACGTCGGGGTTGGCGCGGAGCCATTGGTAGTACAGGTACCAGCGCGCGAAGTATGGGTTATCGACTGGGCTGGTGACTCGCTCGAATGACGCCTGCGGGTGGGTGAGTGGGTTGTCGCACAGCACAACGGTTTCACCTCCAGTGATGGAGGTGATCAACGTTTCGAGCAGTTTGACGTCGGGCCGCATGCGGGTGTTGCGCTGCGGGTCAGGCTTGTTCGACAGCAGGCAAGTGAGCACGACGCGGCGTTCAGGTGCCACTACGGGGATGTGGTGGCTGCTGGTGTAGTGGTGCTGCCAGTACAACTCGGCATTGCGGGCGGCGACGGCTTTGCGTTCCTCGGTCGGGACGGAACGCTTTACTTCCAGGTGCTCGTCCATGGAGTGGATGAGCTTGTTGGATCCGCAGACGTCGCCGTACCGGAACGAGGTGAGACCGGCGTTGTAGATGCGATCGGACCACGATGGGTGTTCCCAGCCCCAACCGCCGAATTCAGGGTCGAGGCCACCGACGCGTTCGATGACGCTGCGGTGCGCGTAGATCATGCAGCCACGCGCCCCGGACAGCGCGAAGTGTTGGCCGTCGTCGTAGACCTTCGTGACGTCGTTGAGTTTCCGTCCGCCGGCGAGGTCGATGAACTGGTACATCAGGTGCGGCTCGGGTGAGTCGATGTAGGGCTGAAACCAGTTGTCGGCGATCGGGTAGCAGTCGTCGTCGAACAGGAAGATGTGCTCGCAGCCGTTGAGGAGTTCGAGGCATTTGTTTTTGGCTCGGGCAATGCCTGCGCGTTGAGTGAATCGGTAGGTCGCTGCTGGGTATGGTTCGTCGCTGGCGTCGTCGACGATGACGAGTTTGGCGTTGGGTGTGTGGCGGCGAATGTTGGCGATTGTCTCGTCGGCGATGGTGTTCCGGTTTCGGGTGGTGACTCCGATTCCGATTGGAGTTCCGTTGGTGGTTTCGGGAACGTATCGGGTTCCGTTAATCACGACGTCGGTCATGTGTGGGCTCAGTTCGTCACTCGTACCATTCGCCGCAGTCTGGGCAGTCCGCGTCGCCGCAGTAGCAGATGTTGCGGTCTGTGGTTCGTCCGGTTTTGCGTTCGCGGTGCCGGTTTCGGTGCGGCTGGGCGGCGTTGGATCTGCGCAGCTCCTGGCGGGCGCGGGCTGCCTCATCCATTGGTGCAGTCCATCGTCCAGCCGTTCTTGCGTGTGGTCACGCGGATTGTGGTGTCCTCGTGTTTCGCCCCGGCCATCGCGAGGGTGGCCGTCTTCGCTAGCGCGGTCATGATCGGCAGCATCCAAGGCTCGTTGGGTCCAGCTTTCTGGACCGCTTGAACATCAGGTGGCGTGGTGGTCCACTGGCCGGGATCGGCGTGCATGAGCACTTTCCCGTCAACTTCGATGTGGATCACTGTTCGACCGCTTTCCGCAAGGCTCGTTTGGGAACGATGACGTCGTTGCTTGTTTTGTCGATGGTGATCGACAGCACGGGCGGGGCTGTGGGTGTGGTTCGGATGTTGATGACGCGGTGCCCGGTCGGTGCGTCGGCCGCTTTCTGGCGCAGCTGTTCTGCTTCTTCGCGTGTGAGGATCACATAGTTTTGTGTGATCGCCGCGGCGAGTGCTTCCGCGACCAGTTTCGGGGTATCGAGGTGCGGTAGGCCTGCTTCTTCAGCGAACTGGCCGGCGAGTTCCGGGGGGACACTGATAGGTCGTAGTCCCGGCAGGAGGATCGGGAAGGGTTTGGTGTTTTCGTCGCCGGGGTGAACCAGGTTGTTCAGCGTGCGGTTAAGGAAGTCCGTGAGGTCTGTGAGGCTGCTCATTTGGGATATTCGCCTGCGAGGCCGTCACTGATTCTGTCGGCACACCCTTCGCCACCGATCTCGTCGCGGACGTCGACCGGGGCGGTCATAGGAGACCGAACCTGTTCCGCAAGCAGATGAGGTCCGTCTCCATCTTGGTGTTCTGCAACCGCATGTACCGCAGCTCACGAACCACCGTGTAGTGATGGAAAACAAGGAACGCCAACAACCCCAGCAGTGATGCATGGGCGCCGGTCATTCTTCGGCCTCCTTGGACTCCACACACATGAACCCGGCGTTCTCCATCGTTCCTGCACCGTCCTGCAGATTGATTCGCCACGAGTCAGGATCGATATCGTTGGGGACTCGGCATGCTTTGCCGCAGGGTGCGAAACGGACACGATCGCAGGTGTCGCAAATGCGGAGGTGTTTGAGCGGCATCAGACGAAGGTACTACCTCTCCTGGCTGGTGGAGCGGGGTAAACGGTCAAGCAACTGGTTGAGTATGCGTTCAGCGGCGGCGATGATGTCCGGGTTGCCTGCCTGCCGTGCGAGTTTCAGGTTGAGGTGCGCGCCTTGGATGCGTTCGGTGAGCGTGCGGGGCGCGGGGAAGGTGCTCACCGGTGCCGCCGGGCCTTTGCGCGGGTGGCGTATTCAGCTTTGGCGACGTCAAGGACGCGGTAAACGTTGTGCCCGAGTCGGTTCTTCCCGGACGGTGCGAGGGCGCCACGATTGACCCACACATAGATGGTGCTGGTGGTGACACCGCATAGTGAGGCTGCTTCGGCTGCGGTGACGAGTGTGTCGATACCGTCAGGGGTGAGGACTGCGGTTCCTGCCATCTAAGCTCGGATCCCTTCCCGGATGTGAGCATGAAAAATGCCCACAAACCCGAAAGCTAGTCCGGGTGCGGGCATAGTTCTTCTACTGGCAGTCATCTTACATGAAAGATCAACCGGCTTGTTGTTCCGACTCGATAAGCGTGTCGAGACATACACGGATCAACCATTTGTAGTTTTTGCCGTCGGGGTCGTCGCGGACGATGTAGGTGCAGTCGGGGTTGCCGCACGCGATGTAGTCGTTGCCGCCCATTCCGATGGTGCGTTCCATGGAGAGCAGTCCGCAGGACGGGCAGGGCACGGGGAGAGTGTATTTGGGTGCTTTGGTGTATCCGAGTGTTCGGATGATTCGGTGGTGTAGGTCGGGGAGTTCTTTGAGGTCGTCGTGGGTGACGAGTTGGGTGAGTTGTTCGCAGCGTGGTTCGAGGTATTTCCAGGCTGCGATGATTCGTGTTTGTTCGTTTCCTTTGGGTGGTGGGGTTTCGTTGCGTTGTTCGGCGAGGTAGTCGTGCCATGAGGTCATGACGTCGGCGATGAGTGCGGTGGTGTCGCTGGCCCATTCTGCGGGGTGTCCGTAGGTGTGGGTTTTGGTGCGGCGGGGGGTTTGTCGGTGTGGTGGTGTGGGGAGTTGGATGTGGAGTTGGAGCCAGTCGATGGTGAGTCTGTAGAGGGTGTGGCGGAGTTTGTTGGGGTCCATGTGTTTGGGTTTGGTGGGTGTTTCCACATCGTCAGTCATCATTTGTGGTGTCCTTTGCAGTCGGTGGAATGCTCGGTGCGGGGCTGGAAACACACCGGGCAAACAGGGCTCTCGTGGATGAATCGAGCCTGGGCAGCGAGAATCACAGACAAAGTCACGGCTGCGCCTCCAGTTCCCTGATGCGGGCTACGAGTGCGCGGATCAGGTCGTGCTCGCTGTACCTTGGGTCCCAGGACTCATAGATCGGGATGGCGTGATCGTGGTGCATGTCGGTGCCGAGGATGGTGTCGGTGTAGCCGATCAAAGAGGCTCGCCCCGGATCGTGCCCGGACAGGAAATCGAGCAGCTCGGAGAGAGTGAACTCGCCGCCAACGAACCGGCGTTCCCCGTCGTCGGTGATCTCGATGCATGTGTCGAGGGCGTGCTCGATCTGAGTCAGTATGAAGTCATCGACGGGGAACGGCGGAAGTTCTCGGGGGGTTTTGTCGATCATTGCTGGTCCTTTTCGGCTAGTAGTTGGGCGATAGCGATCAGAGCGTGAGTGGTCGCTGACTCGTATGCGCGGCTTGGCGGGCTTCTTCCCGCGCGAACTCGATGTGCTCGGCGGGGGTTTCAGGTGTTTTCGGCATCAGAACGGCGGAAACCATGCCTCAACGAGGACGTCGAACGCGGCGTCAGCCATCGACCGCCACGCGTCCTTCTCCTGCTCCGTGAGGGTGTTCCAGGGGAACATGCGGCCGGAGCTGGTGGTTTCGCAGATGGCTTGCGCGGCCCGCTCAACCAGAGCTGCACGCTCAGGGGTAGTCATGGTTGGGCCTCGTATCGGTAGTGCTCGCAGGGCTTTCGGTCGGGCCGGACGGTGCCCGGTTCATCGCTGAGGTAGGTACGTGCCGGGTATCGGTGTTCGCGCAGCACCGGTTGGTCTGCGCCGCGTTCGGCCCACTCGATGTCCATCTGCGGCTCGCTATGGAACTCGGCGTCCAGATCGGTGCACGACGAAAACGGCACCAGGTCGCGGGTGGACATGAGTTCGTCGCGCTCGGTGCAAGTGATCTTGACCCACGGCATCAGCAGGACGATCCTTTCGTGAGCCATTCCGCCCACCCCTGATCCACCACAGGCCGCGGTGGTGTGGTGTCCGGGATGATGTGAATATCCGTATGCCCCGTGTTGATCGAGTGACGATCCGCTTTCCACTGAGCGCAGTCTTCGCACGACTGGTCCCAGACACGGTTGCACTCCCGGCAATGAACCTGAATCACGCGATCGCCTCCCGCATGCAGTCGGTGCACCGCGTCAACCCACACATCGGGAATGCAGCATTGGTGGTCCAACCCAACGTCTTTCCGCACCTATCGCAGTCCAAGACATAGAACCGATCGCTCATGCCTCGCTCCATCCCGACACCCAGCGGGCCTCGTGAGCGATGTGGGTGAGGGGCGAATCCATGTCGGGATCGTGGGAATCACCGTCTTTCGAGTAGTTCTCCAAAGCCCAGGCGGCCTCATCCTCGCTGCGTCCAAGCCACCGGTGGCCGGATTCCTCGACGGGCACCCACTGCTCTTCACGGGTGAGTCCTCCGAGGGCTTTGTCGATTTCCTCGGCCACGTGCGCCCGCTTGACTCGCTCGATCTCTCGGCGAACTTCCGAGTCATCCAGATCGAAGTCTTCCGAACGCCACCCGCATTCGAGGCAGCACCACCACTCGACCCGCTCGCCTCGCCCCATGCGCATGCCCTCTTCGAGGCGGTGCTTGCCCATCACGTCGGAGATGAGGTTTTGGGCTTCGATGCTCATGCTTCCTCCAAAGAGTCCGTAGGGATGTAGAGCACGCGGGCGGGGAGTCGGATTGCGAAGGGCATCACGAGGCCAGCACTGCCGTCCTCGTGAAGGCAGTCCCATCCACCGCGGAGACGCTCGAATACCTCACCGATGTCCGACCGGACTAGTGAGCGGATCGGCAGCGCGTCGAGTTGTTCGACGGTCTCGACCACCTTGGGACGCAGACGCTCAACCTCGGCTACCAATTCGGCGAGCAGCCGGTAGGACCGGCCCGGTGCGACCGCGACCCGAGACCCCTTCGCCACTTCGTAGTCGACCAGCGCAGCCTTGGCGCGCTCAACAACATCACTCATGAGGTATCTCCGTCCAGTGGGTAACGAATCGGGTTGCGGTCTCTGGCCGAGGGCTTTATCAACCTCAGAGGCCACATGCGCGGTGTGCACGCCGTCGCCTTCCTCCGACCACCCGCAGATGCAGTACTCGACACGGTGCTCGCCGAGGAACCCCCTGTCTGCACCGTTGTACGTGTGCGCATCGATCACCTCGATCATGAGGTTTTGGGCTTCGCTGCTCACAGTTCCTGCTCCCGCCAGTTAGGGTTGGCCGCCTCTACCGCGGCCGAAAAGTCTGCCAATTCGTCTCGCATCCAATCCGCGATCTCGCCATTGCGGCTGTAGTGCTTGAAGTGCTTGCCCGGGCGGGTGGCGGCCATCCAGCACGTGTGATCAGAGAACAAGTCCAGGTGGACCGAGCGGTCGCCGCCGCGCCAATAGAACGTCAGGTCCCCGTTGTCCGGCGCAATCGAGGCGTACACGGTGTCCGGGGTGAAAAGCTGCTCCACCACCCTGTAGCCCCACTGGGCCATATGTAGGCCGATGTGCCCGCCGATCCAGAGGTTGGCGATGTCCAGTTTGGCCCGCTCGGTGGCGGAGCGTGTATCAAGCTTCACTCTGGCCGGGCCGGTCATGATCTCTTTGAGGATGTCGTTCATCCGAACCTCACATGTTCGCCAGCGTCAATCGCCCTACCCAGTCCTTCTATGAAGGTGCGTAGTCGCCCCCTCAGATAGTCATCATCATTCGCCAGCCGCTCGTACTCCGGCTCCAACTCTTCGAGCCTGGCCTTCAACCGGGGGAGATAGCCGCGTCGCAGCTCCCCGTCGCAATCCGAATGGATTAGCAGGTAGAGAACGTCATCCTGCTTGGGGATTCCGTAGATGTCATCCGGCCGCTGCCAGACGGGGTCCTTCTTGCGCCATCGACCCTGGTAGTTGTCGAGCGTGTAGAGATCCCAGTCAAAATCCAGAACCGGACTGCCATGGCTCCAGTGGTCAGGGTCACTAGGGATGATGTAGGGGAGTCCGGCGGCGCGCCCAACAACCTCACGGAACCGGGTAAACCCGCTATAGGCCCCGTGCCAACAGTCGTGCGTAGTGTCTAGTCCCATCTCAATCCTCCCGATACCAGGGATTGATTTCGCCGACCCGCAGCCGTGGACCGTAGGGGTGGCTAAATCCCCACAGGCCGCCCGCTAGATTGGGGTTGCGCTGGTCGATCCGGCGCCACAACGACATGGGCGCGAACGTCAGCGCGAAGCTGAACAATTTGATTGTCAGGATGACCCAAAACACGATCCACCACGGGGTGCTCATTCTCGCCACCTCCTCTGCTCGTTCATCAGTGCCTCACTTTCGCCAGGATTGCCAGCGCGTCTGTCAGGCCGCTGGCCCGCCCCCCGCTGACTAGGCAGTCCTCTTTGTCGCCGCGGGCCGTGGCCGCTTCGCAGAATCGAAGCCACGCCACGCGCTCGGCGTTGATCCGGTCTATTGCATCGCTCAAGGTCATCGGGTCTCTCCTCGCAACGCGACAGCGGCAGCGGCCACCACCAAACGCAACTCTTCAACCTCAGCGACCAACTCAGGAACGAGAGTGCGCGCCTGGGCGATGAACTCGCCGTCACGGTCGGGCAGTCCGTAGGTCATGGACTCGCCAGCGCCGTCGAAGAGGATCGACTCTGCGTAGTCGCCGTTCTGGTTCTGTCCGCCCCAGTGCTGGAACGTCCACGGCCCTTCGGTCACGCCTTCCAGCGCAGCCTTGGCGCGCTCAACAACATCACTCATCAGGTATCTCCATCCAGTGGGTAACGAATCGGGTTGCAGGCTCTGGCACGCCCAGCTCGAAGATGCTCTCGATTACGCGGGTTTCCCGCCTGAGTCCTCCGAGGGCTCTGTCGATCTCGGCGGCGACGTGGGCCTCGAAATCGTCGAGCGAACCGTCGCGGAAATCACATTCACCCACCCGCGTACCCTGGCAGCGGGAGCGCCCGGTTTCCAGGTTTAACGTCCGCCGGTGTCGGCGCTGAACCGCGATCATGATCTTCTGCGCGTCCCCGCTCATGCTTCCTCCCCTGTGGTTGTGATCCAACTGGCCTCACCGTGTTTAGCGCGCCATTCCTCCCGCCGACGTTGAGCAACGAGACTCATGCGGTAGAACTTGACGGCGGTACGCAACGCCTTGACGTGGCGACTCAACACTCGACTCATGCTTCCTCCCCTGCCAGTGCAGCGAGGATCTTGTACGGATACAGCGGTCCGTGCGACGGGTCTTCGCACAGTTCTCGGATTCGTGTTTCCTGCGCCCGGAGACGCTCAACCTCGGCGACCAGCTCGGGCACGAGAGTGCGCGCCTGGGCTATGAACTCGGCCACTGGGAGGTCTTCGCAGTGAGCCACCCATCCGCCGTTTGGCCCGTCCACGTCGTACCACTCGTCCGCCGAGTCATAGTGGTGGGCTTCGTGAATAATCGGTTCGCCATCTTCGGAGTCGATGGTCCACGGACCATCTCCGACACTTTCCAGAGCGGCTTTTGCGCGGGTTACCGGGTCGCTCATGCTTCCTCCCCTGTAGCCCGGATGACGAACAGCCACCGGCGGGCCTGCCGCACCCAGTCGGACCTAGCCTCTTCGGGTAACCGATCCCAGCGGGAACCGTCGCAGCCCGACCAGACCCACGCGTCGTAATAGGCGCGGGCAAGCCTCCGGGACTCTTCCCTGGTCACCCCCAGGTCAGCCATGGTGTTCCTCCCCTGCAGCCACAACCGCAGCAGCAGCCCACCAACCCGCAACCTTCAACGCATCAGCTGGAGTCACGCCGTCCCACTGGTCGTAGACGAGCCCGTCGTGCACGTACACGCCCCGCTCGGACAGGTGGGTGTCCTGTGGTCCGCCGTTGAATCCCACGCCCTTCATCCCGGCTTCGGGTTCATCGACGTAGGACGGTTCAGGCAGTTGGATTACCGCCACACCCGGAAGAGATAAGACGGCGTCAGCAAGGATCTCGCCCGGATCAACTCGACAATCCGACGAGCTACCAACGATCCGGTAGTACGACCGGCTGAGGGCTTCTGTGAGTACTGCACGCAACTCGGGGTTGTTCATTCGTCGCCTTTCGGTTCTCGGTTTCTGTCTGTGAGCCGCCCGAAGTGGATGACCCGACCGGGCAGCGGCTTCCCCGGCAAAATCGTGTTGCTGCAAGGTTTGCCTTTAGGTGCTTTGCAGATGTCACACGACCGCGCAGCCTGGGCGGCCTGGACACGAGGATCATCCGCGTTCATCGCTTGCCCCGTTTCAACCCTCGGCGCAGTAGGTGCCGGATTGCCTCGGCGCGGGCGATGCCCTCGGCGGCGGCGTATTCGTCCACCTCGGCGAGCAGGTCGTCGCCGAGCCGAACGTTCACCGGGCGCCCGACCTCGGGGCGTCCAGCGCGTTTCGTGTTGTTGTTCATCAGGTCTCCTACGACTTGAGTTGGCGCCACAGTTGGTTTCCGGCGTCGTCGAACCCCATCGGCTGTAACCGGAGCTTGGCGCCGGTCGGTGTCGTCACGACGAGCTCGCTGCTGCGCGGCGGTTCGTCGGCCCCAGTCGGCAGGGTCGACGACCTCGCACGAGTCGGGCAGTAGATGTGCCCGTTATCTGAGGTCGTCTGCGGCTGTATCCGCTTGTGTGTTCTTGGGCGTCGTGTCGTAATCGGACGCAATCGCCCTGCCGGCGTACCTGCTTAGGACGGGGCATTCCTGGGGTTGATGTATGGCCAGGCAGTAAGGGCACGAGTGGTCCTCAACGAACGGCCCGTAGCGCTCGTCGGGAATCAAGGCGAATGTCGACGCATCATCCTGCGGCCTGGTGCGTATCCACCCGCCGTAGTCATGGTGCCACCGGGCGTTGAACCTATCGCGCCAAGCTCGATCGCGGTGTTCAGAGCTCAAATGCGGGATGTCGGTCCCTTGCGTTGAGGCCTTCATAGTCATTCCCTCCCTGCGGTTCTCGGTAATAGGAAACATGTGCGCGCTGTAGTAACTGCGGACCACCAGGCCGGATGGCGAACGGTCATCGATTCAACCCCTGATAAGCTACGCAGATTTTCGGTTTCATCGGGCGGATTTCCTCGCGTTGAGTTCGCGAACGCGCCAAATCGGCATGTTCTGCCGACGCTGGCAGGCGTTGGTGTTGGTGCAGACGTACACACCGCGCACGGTGTGCGTGAACCCACGAGCGCCTTCGCGTCCGCAGGTGTCACAACGGCGTGTCTCGGGGCGGATCACTGGCGGCGTTCCTTGGCTGTGGGCACGCGCAGCACGTGCACGAACGTCGGGTTACCGGAGAGTTCGGGAACGATCATCGCACGTACACCACGAGGGCCGCACCGTACGGGTTGCTACCCACACAACGCTTCACTCCGGAGTGATAGACACCGTAGTTATCGACCGCCCAAGCGTTCGGATCGCATGTCATGGTGTAGACGCGTCCAGTCACAGGACTGTAGGCCTGTACCGACATTCCTGGCTGGCTGTACCAAGCGACAGCCACGTTGTCCGCGAATGCGCACGACGTGTCCGCAGATGCTACGGCACTTCTGCCCGACGGGCAGATAGACACTGACTCCGCAGCGTTAGCTTGCGGCGATAGACCGATGGCGCCACCGATGATGGCGGACGCGATACCGAGTGATGCGATACCAAGCTTGCTCATTGTTCTTACTCTCTCTCTCGTGTGTTCCCGTTGCCGCGGGTTAGGTGCGGCTGGACAGTTCGACCGCGAAAGCTTCTGCCTTATCGCGGATCTCGCTCATTGGGGACTCCTCTCGTCGGTTGCTTGCGTTGGAATAGACGATACCGGAAATGTTCCCAATAAGCAATACCGGTTATTCGGTCGTGCGCCCCGAGCCAGCGCGCGAGACCCTGCGTGGTGATGTCGCGCGGCACGGGAGCACCGCGCGTCTCGCATAGGTGCCGGACACGAGGATCATCCGCAGACGACACAAACATCGTCATCGGGACTCCTGCCAGCCGAGGAAATACTCGATATGCGCAGTGATGTCCGTGGCCCACCGCATCGCCTCATCCCACGACTCGAAAACACCCGACCACTGGCCCTCTGGGTTGAACACATCCCAGACGCGGTACGTGTAGAGGCTGCCGTCACGCTTCCGGGCCATACGGACGACCCACATGCCGGTCATGCGTCATCTCCTGGTGTCGATTCCTGGGGCTGTGCGCCACGTGGAGCGACTTTCAGGGCCTCCGTGGTGTCACTGGACCCGGAACCGCCAGAACGGCTGTCAGCGGTCCTGTGAACCGTCGCCCCCCGCCAATCCCTCACAGTGACCCCGCCTTTCGGACATTCGGGTGATCACACTTCTTGACCGCATCATCGATCTCGATATCCCCGAACTCATCACACAACGAGCAGGCATCAATGGCGGCCTGCCTAGCCTCGGCCTGCCGGCGGCGTTGCTCAGCCTCCAGCCGCTTGAAGTAATCCGGGTGCTCCTTGTCCCACTTGCGACGCTTCATGCACGGGATGCAGTTGGTGGTCTCTGAGTTCGTTTCATGGTCAGGGCATTCGGGGCGGGGGGAATCAACGTTCGCGTCTACTGACGTAACCCCCCTGCTAGAAGTAACCAAAGGAATAGGGGTCGGGTCGGGTCGGGTCGGGTCGGGGTAGCGGGACTCCCCGGTGGACACGACTTTGCCGTCCACGGTCATGTCCACCGACATGTCCCCGGTGGACATGACCGAATCATCGCTGGTAGGAACGAAATCTCTACCCTTCTTCCCTGCGCGCCACGTCTGCTTTTTGATCGCCTCACGTTTGCGCCTGGCCTGATTTTCAGCCCTAGTTTTCTGCCATTTCTCCCAGTTTCCGAACAGAATTTCACGTGAAATCCGCCAAGATTCTGGTGAAGATTCCACCCAAAGCCCCGCCTGATCGTGAAGAGCGCGGATCACTCTCGGTGTACCGCCGAACCCCTTCACGACATCGAGAGGGACGTGTCCGTCCGTCTCTTCCTTCGCTGACCAAGCACCGCACCGAACCCACAACCCGACGGCCTCGTTGCGGATCCTGGAGTCGAGTTGCATCACCGGCTTACTGTCAGCGAACGCGTCATCCACGTAGAACCAAGGCACCGGTCACTCCTCCGTTTCGTATCGCGGGCAATCAGGGTGATAGTTCTGCGTTTTCGGATGCCATCCACACAATTGGTGGCCAGCACCTGGTCAGCGCCAGCGATGATGCCGAGCACTGCGCCCCGATCGATCGCGGCCAAAGCGCTTGCGATACCGGCGTCGTAGCGGGCCGGGACCTCGGGATTCTCGCCGACCGGTTCGAACCCGTCTTCTGTCGCGTTCATGCTGAGGGCACCTTCCCCGCTGCGCGAAGCACTTTCATCACCCACCGGGCGTCTTCGAGCGCGTTGTGCTCGGTGCCGTCCTGCTCCGGCTTCTCGAAGTCGGCCATGGTTTCGAGCAGCTGCTGCAGGTCATGGGTGAACATCGGGAGCCCCTTGGGCAGCGAGATCATGCGGCCCCACAGCTGCGCCAGGACCACGTGGTCGTACGCCGCGTAGTTCGCCCAGAGTTGCGGTGGGTCGACAGCCAGCAGGAACTCGCGGACCTCGTTGGCGATCACCCATTTCGGCTTCACCAGCACGCTCGTCGTGTCGAGATGGCCGGTGGTGTCGATGATGTCCTTGATCGTCTCGCCGACGGTCGCCGGCTTAGTCTTGTACCTCCGCAGCGGAAGGTGTGGCCACACGTTGGCGAGTAGCCAACGGTCGCGCCGGATGCGCTCCTGGTCCATGTCGTTGTTGACGGCGTAGTACTCGCGGCCGTCCTCGCACACGATGCCGATCGAGATCAGCTCGATCGTGCGGCCGTCTTCGAGAAACTCGGTGTCATAGGCGTAAATCGGTCGGCTCATAGCAGGGTCATCTCCGTCTGGTCGTCGAACTTGCGGCATCGCGTCACGGGTTCCCGTGAACCCAATGGGCACGTCAGGCAAGATGGTCGTTCTCCTCTTCTGCGCCTTCGAATCCGGGGCACAAACAGATCGTGTAGGTGTTCATGTCGTCCCGGTCGACACCCATGCGGACCCGGCACCGGGGGGCATGAGAAGACCTCGGGTGGTCACACAACAGACAGTCGGTCACTGGTGGCCTCTTCTGGGATGTGTGCCCTGTGATCAGCGAAGGCGTGATGTTTCCGGATGAACGCCTGCGCTTGTTCGGTAGTGGGGAATTCGGCGGTGATGGGGCAGCCTTGGGTGCGGCTGCATTCCGCGCAGACAACGGTGATCATGGGACCTGCCAAGTGGATGGTGTCTCCGAGTTTGAGTACGGCGGAGGCGAGGTATTTCATGGCTTTGATGGGGCATTCGAAGGTGACTGGTTGTGGTCCTCCGGTGATGATGTAGGGATGCAGAGTTCACCGATGAACCGGCGGGCAGCCTTCCTCGCATCGGAGCGCCTGGTGTACATCTCCGATGCCAAGATCGTGGTTCCGTTCGCGGTCGACACGGTCCACCAGAACGTTCCCTTCTCCAAGTCCTCTTTCTGATCCACGTAAAACACAGGACGGTTCATTGGGCACTCTCCTCAGTCTTGAGCCGCTCCGCCTTCTCCTCGATGAGCGTCGCCAGCGTCGACAGCGGCATACGTGTCCACACGGTGGCGGCGACCTTGAACTCTCGCCGGTCATCGGTCAACTGCCGGTCAGGGTCGCCGCCCGAGTAGGCCCACACGCAGTTGTCGCCCCGGCGGTACCGCGTGTAATAGACCGTGCTGCCCCACCCCCGATCATCGAGGAACAGCTCGGGCGACAGACCGAATATGTAGCTGCCGAGGTTGGGCACCTGCTTGATCGCGTCGAACACCTTGTTGGCGTCGGACTCGCGGTCGGCTTTGGTCTTCCGTGAGGGCACGAGTAGGTGGCTCTTGCTGTCGACACGCCATCCCGTGGGGGGTGGACGGTAGTCGTCATGACCCGGCCAGAACGTCATCTCGCGCGGCGGGGTGAAACCGCTGATCACCGAGCGTGTGCCGTGCGACCACATCACGGCATCTTCGGCCCCGGTGCCACCGAACGTGTCGCGGACAAACGCATCGACACGGTCGCGGTGCGCCTCATAGTCCGACTCCCACCGGTCGTATGCCTCGATGATCTCGGGGTCGGTGCTGATCCACCACGCGGCCGGCAGGGGTCCCTTGCTCGGCACCCCGTCACCGACGAGTTCTCTTGCACGGTCTAGGTCGATCATCGTGTTGCCTCCACAGGGTTAGGGATTCGGTAAACAAACCCGTCGTCGTCGAGCAACACCCAGTTGCCCCTGTAGAGGACGGGAACAGTGATAGGGGACTGGGATTGACGAACAAGCCACCCGTCAGCGAAAGCTTGCGTCCGATAGGACTCCGCCCAACGATGACAGGCACCGCAAGCCCACAGCCCGTTGGACGCCAGATTGGTGTCATCGCGGCGAGATCCGCCAAGACCACGGGGCCTGCGATGGTGTGCAGTAGCGTCTGAGGCATACTCATTGCAGCGTTCACACCGCCCCTGAGCGCGGGTCCAGATCAGTTCTTTGGTTTCCGGGGAGAACCCCGTATACCTGCGGCTCATGCGGGGGCACCGTTCTCCATGAGGTCGTCAATGAACTCCCGCAACTGGGCAGGTTTCGCGTTCCTCGCCGTCACCTTGTACTTGCCGTAAAACTGGGCAGCCACCGTCTTCTCATCGAGCGTCAGAGCTGCGCATGCATCTCCCAGCTCGTGGAGCAGAGCGTTGCGTTCAGCCACCGCAGGATCCGGCGGTGCCGGGGCGTCCGGGTCCCCCTTGCACCACAAGTCGAGAGCCGCACCGAACCGCATGCCCGCGTTCCTGAGTGCGTCGCCGATCGCTTCTTTGACGGCGTTGGGGCCTTTCTTCCCGCCGGCGTCGCCGTATCCGATGCGGGTCACACCGCACAGGGTGAGTCGGATCCACAGCCCACCATGCTCGTCCAGCAGGGGTAGCCCGTTATCCCCTACCGCGAACGGCTCCCACGTCCACAGTGGGTCCACGTCCAGGAATCGGGCGGTGAGATAACCATGGCCAAGGAAGTCGAGAGTGATGCCGCCCTTGGGGAGTTTCCCGATCTGATTCGGCGGGAAAGGTTCCCGGAGCTTCGCAAGTCCTTCCACATCAGGTTCGCTCATCGCGCGGCCTTCCTCATTCGGTCACCTCCGCAGCAGCAGCGGCGGCAGCGGCCATCGCGGCGTCCAACGTTTCCTCATACCCCCACGCCAAAACCAGCGCACACGTGTTGTCCTCAACAGACCAACGGAAATCACCCGCCACATCGGACGGATTGATCCACGCGTTGCGCCGATCACCGGGCAGTACCGCACGCCACCTACCGGGGCCAACAAAACCGGTGAACCACTCCCACGTGAGGGTCTGGCCTTCGCTACTCATGCTGTCCACCTGTCCGCCAGCCGGTCCAACGATCCGATCACCGCGTCCACACGGGACAGCGCTTTGTTCACCACATCAAGGTTGAGTTCCAGTGCTTCACGGTCCAGGAACGGCAACTGCGGCCCCTCCGACAACAGCTCATGCAAAGCACACCTCGCGTCATCAAGTGCGGCTGCGCCGGCTTTCGCGTCATCCCTCGCAGTGATGACCCTCGTATCAGTGATCATTCGTCTTCCTTGTCTTGGTATTTGGAGCAGCGGCAGCGTTCATGCCCAGCAGGGCCGTGATAGTTGGTGGCTTCACAACTGGTGTCCCACACTTGGCGGAACCGATCCCACGCATACCTGTGCCAGGACCGGTTGTGCCCACACCTGCACATCACGACGCCTCCAGCCGACGGAACTTCTTCAGCAACGCGGTGAACTCAGCAGCCTGCCTCTTGGTCCACGCCCGCCCAGGAAAGTGCTTCTCAATGGTGGTGCGGGACACCCCCAATGTGCGGGCAACCTCCTGGTAGGAGGCGCCGTCCTCGAGGAGGTATTCGGCGAACTCCAGCTGGTCTGCGGTGAGTGGGGTGAACCTGTCATGGTTCATCACCCGCGCATCGGCTGCGGCCCTCACACGAGTAACCGTGCGTGGTGAGCACCCCACAACCTCGCCGATGTGTTTGGCGGAGAACCCGTCACGAGTCATCGCCAGCACCGTTTTCACCTGCTCAGGGGTGAGCCTGTTTCCGTTGCTCATGCGACCTGCTCCACTTCCTCAGTGATCCACGCGAACGGATCCTCCACATCAGGGATGCCAGCCAACGCGGCCATGAGTAGTTGGGTGCGCTGGTCCTCGGGAAGCTTGGTGAGGTAGTCCCACACGCCGATGGAGTCGCCGACACGGATACGCCTGGACAGCCACACAACGGTTGCGGCGGTTTGCGATTCCCAATCAGCTGCCACCGACTGGCCAGACATAGGGCATTCCTGCAGCAGCTTGTCCGGGTGTGCTTCCACAATCCCGGTGTGGATCACCCACGCGGCTTGACCACACAGGGGGCACTGCTGCTGTTCTGCGTCGGCCAAGTCGGCACGATCACGTTCGATGGTTCGAACGGTGCAGAACGATCGGCGCGCCAGCTCAACCTCGGGGAGGTTCGGGCGGCGACGCACCAACATTCGACGCTCATCGGTGTTGAGCCGCATCGGTGTCCCGTTGGAGGCGCACTCGACAGCGAACCAGTCGATGTTCATGCTCCCCGCCTCTGCTGTCGGCGAGCAAACGCATAGGCACGGTTCTTGCATTTCGTGGAGCAATACTTGGCGCGGCGGTGTTTCGGTGTGAAGTCGCTACCGCAGATCGCGCAAGGCATCATTTTGCGTTGGTTCACCGGGGTCATTTCTCCACGCCTGATAGCGCGTCGTTCCTTCTCCGTGAATCCACCCCAAATACCCCAGCCCTCATTGTGTTCCAGGGCGTATTCGAGGCAGCGTGCTTGTACGGGGCATTTCCAGCAGGTTTCTTTGGCGTCGTCGTTGCGGATCCCTTTCTCGGGGAACCACGCCTCCGGGTCGATCTGTGTACAGATCGCGTCGCGGCGCCAGTCTTCGGTGTGAACTTCAGCCAACCGGATGAACGGGGAATTCGGCATCACACCCACCCCGTGCCGCTCAAATGTTCAGGGCAGAACGATGCGGTGGCGGCACCCACGAAATACCCTGAGTCATACAGGTCCAGGTTGGAGTTGTTGTACACGAAGACTGAGGCTTCGTACATGGTGTAGCCGGTGTCGAGGACGTCGCAGACGGCTTTGCCGGCGTTGATGACGGCGGGTTTGGAGCTGTAGGTGATGCCTTCGGAGTCGAGTGCCATGACGAACGCGTCGGATGTGATGTCTGCTTTGGCTTCTGGTGCGGCGAGTCCGGGGCCGATGATGCCCGCGGCGATCAGCAGCGGCATCGTCCACCAGTACTTCCAATGAGCCATTGGTCACTCACCCCCACCCAAGCGCCTCAACGAGCGGACACCGAGAAAAGCTGAGATAAAAGCCATGACGACGTGGATGGAAGCTTCCACCATTCGATCGTCAGACAGTGCGAATGACATGTTGGCGAGGGCCAGCGGAACACCGATGACTGCTGCCCAGATGATGAAGAGGTCGACGGTGCGGGCGTTCATGCTGCGTCTCCCTCGGTGAGGTAGTCACGCAACAACCCGACAACAGCGTCGCCGTTCATCTGCTCCCAGATCGTCGGCTCGTTCTCCCAGTGATGCGGCGGCAGGAACGGGCGGAACCACGACACACTCTCGGTGTGGATCAACACCAACTCCGCCAAGTCCTCCAGTTCCTTCAAGAGGTCGAGGTCAGCCATGGGTGGGTTGGTGGTGACGGGGAGGTCAGACCAGTTGGTTTGGTGGTGGTCCCACCATGCGGGTTTAGAATCTGGGGTTAGCATCGGAAGCGCCCTTTCTTTGGTTGTGTTGTTTCCGGTGTTAGGGCCGTCGCCTCCTGGCGTGGGGGTGACGGCCCGCCAAACGTCAGCGGCGAATCGGGACAATCGGCTCCGCAACTCGGCCTGTATGGGGGCATTTGAACTGGGCGGGGACTGGCCTGTGATGAGCGTCCATCTCGAAGATCGCGCCGATCTCGCGGTTGCACTCGGAGCACTTGTACATGGGTTTTCCTTTCAGAAGGTGTTGCGTCTATCTCGGGGTGATGCGGTAGCTGTCCAGCAGTGATTGGGCGACCACTTCGGGGCTGACCCGCGCGGTCGTGTACCACCTCAGGTGCAACTCCAGGTCCGCTCGGCTGACTTCGGTGTGCTGTCGGATCGCGGCGAGTTCTTCCGCGGTCGCCGTGTCCAGGTACTCCCCCAACTCCATGAACTCGTCGAGCAGTTCGGCTTCCTCAGCCTCATCACAGATGTCCTCGGCGAGGAGTTCGCATTCCGCGGTGGGGCAGGTGCATTTGGAAGGTCCCGGCGCGGGGGGAGGCGGGGGAACCATGCCCGCGCCGGGACCAATGTCACCCACCGAGACGGGTGACGGGTCTGCCGAAGCCCAAAGTTCGGCAGACGACTCGTACAACAGATCCAGGCAATCACACTTGCTGCACGGATCGATGAATCCGCCTACCCGGTAGTGGTCCTCACGCAGGTGACCGCAGACGCACGGTGCGGGTTCGTGGACTTCCACTTCAGCCTCCGCAGCCGCAAGAACATCCCCGTAGTCCAGGCCGAAATCCCGCCCCAACGCATTGCTCATGGCCTGACGCTCAAGCTTGGCCAGCCACGGATCCACCACAGCACCCACCAAGGCGAGCCCGTCATGAATCACGTTGTTAAACCTGGCATTCAAACGCTCAACAAGATTCACCGGTTACTCCAATCCGGGCCGAAGGGGTGGGAATATCCCCACAGGAAGCACGCCGCTGTCGGTCGGCTGTCGTACAAGCCGTCCCAGAACGCACGCGGGGCCATCAGCAGAACCACCTGGGGAACCTGAGCGGCAACGACAACGGCCACGAGAATCCAGAGCAGACCACTCACGCTGTCTCCCCCAGTTCCTGCAGCCGGCACCGCAGCCGCGCGTTTTCCTCACGCAACGCATCCAGCTCCGCCGCTTCCTTCATCTGCCTGGCGTCTAACTCCGCCAACGCTTTCCACAACCCCGACGGACGCGCGGTATAAGTCATGACGCCAATCTCCGCCGCGACCGCGCCGACAACCCATCAGCCAACGACACCACCGGTTCAACCGGCTCCTGATGGGCTACAGACGGGCCACCCGAAAGCCACTGCTCAATATGGGCGTCCGTCATCACCCACACACTCCGCGACAGCTGCTTCCCCGGAATCTCGCCCTTCTTGAGTCGGCGCTTCATCCACCGAACCCGGTCCTTCATGTGAGGCAGGTACTTGTCTGCCACCTGCTCCACGGGGTACGCCTCGATCATCTCGCTCCCCCTTTCGGTTTCGACACAAACAGTGGTTTCTTCGGTTTCGGCCAGTGCTGCACCTTCGGCCGCGGCCTCGCGTGGAAAGTCATGGCTTCATCGCGTTTCGGATGATGGTGAGCTGATCTATCAGGTCCGTGAGTTCATCAGCGGTGAGAAGGACATCGGCGTCATTTCGGTAACCGGCAACATTGAGGTAGGCCAGGTCAGTTCCGTCGTAGTTCCCTAGCCCGACGGTCACGCCGCCGTGTGACTTTTTGATCAGACGCTGAGGATCCGAGTAGAAGATGAACGTCATGACGCGGCCACCAAAGCGAGCTGCCCGGTACCACCGAGACGCTTGTGCAACTCCGCCAGACCTTTCGGCGTGATCCGCACCGTCGGCTCACCGTTGACGTACTCGCCGCGGGTCTCATGCCAGAACGGCTTGGCCACCTTCTCGGCGAGGCGACGCGTCTCCAACTGGGTGCGGTACGCCTTCCACCGACCCTGCCGCTTGAACACCCAACCGATGCTTGACATGTACTGGAACAGGGCGCGTTCCTTGATGTTCACCGCCGGATCGCGGGATAACACCTTCGCCGCATCCGACACCGAGTAGTCCCCAGCTGCCTCAGCGAGTTCGTTCCACGCCGACGCCGGCACGGACAACTCCAGCGCTTTCGCCTCAGCGAGTTCGGCGCGGGTCTCCGCCTCAACCACCCATTGGGCCAAAGTCTTGCGATCGGGAAGTGCGATGTTCGTATCGGCGGCGGAATACCCGCCGGTCTTGCGGATGGACGGCAACACCTCATGCGTCATCCACCGCTTGAACGGCTTCACCTTCGGAGACCGGCTGATCATCAACAGCGACCACACACCAGCCTCAGTGACCGCGACCATCCGCTGAGGACCACCAGGGGTGTCCACGAACAGGTACACCCTTTCGTCGTCGTCCAACTGAACGATCGCGTCCCGGTACTTCGAGATACCGGCGGCCTCGCACACGTCCTTGGCAACCCAGTAGGGCTGATCGGTGAACACGTGACGCACGTCGTGTCCGTCGAACATGTTTGAGGTGGGCACGAGCCCTGGTTGTCCGGTGGTCTTGTCGAACACGGTCTGCTGCACCTCAGGTGTGTGATGGGTCAAATGCCAGTGCTCACCACTCGGGCACTGATAGGCGTAGAGACGTTCCTTGCGGTTGCCGTAGCCGGCGAACTTCTGGCGCTGCCACCGATTCGCTTCGGCCTGTGACCGGTACTGCTTCTTCCCTGGAGTCGGGCAGACCCCTCGGTTGATACGATTGAGTTCAGACATTCGAGCTTCTCCTCGTTGTCTCTGCCCTCACCTGCTGCACACAGGTGGGGGCTTTTTATGCGGCGGGGTTTTTCTGCTCGGCTGGCCGCTCTAATACGGAGACGGGAACCTTGAGCGCGACGGCGAGCTTCTTGGTGACGGTGGCGTTCGGCCATCGGTCGCCGTTCTCAAGCTGGGAGAGGTAAGGGGCGGAAACTCCGCTTTCGCGGGACAGCTCGGCGGATGACCAACCTGTGCGCTCACGGATGATCCGGAGTTCCTGCCACACCCCGTAGGACTGTTTGACCATGCTGCCAACTGTACTGCGAACAAGTGCAAACTGCAACAGTTCGCGATGAGTTCGCGCCAACAACGCATTGACCTGCGATGTTCGAAAATTACATGCGCGTAACTGCAAAGAATCGGCGCGGTGCAAGCAGTGGACTTTGCACCTGTTTGCACGCGAACATGTAGGCGTGAACGAGAACAAGGAACACCGCGAGGACTGGCCATTCGGGCCGGAACTCAAGCGGCACAGAGAACGCGCTGGGCTATCTCAGCGCGAAGCATCGCGGCGCACAACGCCACCAGGCGGCGACAAACCAGCCGTCAGCGCAGGACGGTGGAAGCAGTTGGAGACGGGATGGCAGATCAACAAAGGCACACTGATCCCAATCGGAACAACCGCAGCCACCGTGGCCGCCGCTGCCCGAGCCGTCGAATGGGATGTGACCGAAGCCCTGGCGATAGCCGGATTTCAGCAGTCAGATATTCCGCCGCCGCCACCTGAGCCAGCGATAGGCCGCTACTCAGATGACGAACTTCTCGCCGAAGTCCGGCGACGATTACAGGAGGTACGAAATGTCATGGAAACTGCGCAGACGACGCGAACACCGCGCGAAACGCATCAAGACCAGGAGGAAGCCTTAGGCGCCAGGCCCGGTGAGTCGCCGCAACCGCGCCAGCCTAGGGCCAGCGAAACAGGCCCTGCGATCCACGCCCACGTCGCCAGGAGCGTCCGGGCGCGTCAACGCCGCAAGGACTAGGCGCGCCCGGTCCAGCGACCACATTGTTGGCGGGCACTCATCCATCGCGTTCAAAATCCGCGCCAGCAGAGTGTCGAGATCGTCATCAAACATGGGCTGCACCTACCGAAATGAACAACACCGGCCGCCCCTCGCAACCGGATGCGTAGACGCTAACGGATCGTTGCCAAGATCGACACACGAAGCCCACAAATGGGAATATCACGATTAGATAACCGACAGTGCGTCACGTTTGCCAGCCCCTCACCAGAAAGCGCACACATCCATGAACAACAACAACAACAACAACGCAGTCTCGCTGGGAAAAGTGATGGCCGCCGCGCTCGGCGTCCTCGCCCTTGTCGCCATCGTCTCCGCCCGTGGCGACAAGGACGACGACGCCACAACGCAAGCCGCCACAACGCCAACCACCACCACAGCGCGCGTGAACCCGTATCGGACCATCCCCGGCAACGGCTACCACAACATGGGCGGCGCCGACGGATACGACTGGGGCACCTACACCGCCACCATCCCACCCGACTCCCCCGGCTGCACCTGGGCCATCGTCAGCGTCTCCGAGTATCGCGGCGGCGAAACACTCCGCGAAGGTGAAGCATCATCCGGCACCGTCCGCGCGAACATCCAACCCGACGGTGTTGCGTCGTGGACCGGCACCATCAACGGCGACCACCGCATCATGTTCCGCACAAGCGGCTGCGGAGCCTGGACTATGACCGAGTGAGGTCGGTGTTTTAGTCGGTGCTGAGCCCGAGTTCGGCCATCAGCTTGTCCACCGAGACGGTGACCCCGCTGCGCTCATGCACACTCAGCCGGTCCCGCAGATCTTCGAGTTCCTCTTGCAGGGATTCGTACCGCTCCACCGAGATCAGCACGGCGGCCGGTGTGGAGTGGTTCATCAGGACAACGTCAGTGTCTTCGCTCTGGCGCACGAGTTCGGACAACTTGGCCTTGGCCTTGCTGATTGGGACGAGAACGCTCATCGCTTGTAGACCTCTCTGCGGTGGCCAACGCGGGTGACGTTGACGATGTGAAGTCCGTCGTCGATCACGTAGACGACGCGGAAGTTGCCGACGCGAATGCGGTACGCGTCGGTGGTGCCGGACAGCTTCGTGCATCCGTGCGGGCGGGGATCGTCAGCAAGCGCGGTGATCGCGACCATGACGCGCTTCTGCTCGGAGCGCTGCAACCGTTGGATCTGCTTCGCGGCGCTGGTCTCGATCTCAACCCGGTAGCTCGACATACCAAAATGGTACCAGAAATATGGACCATATTTCAACACCACAAACATGGTCCAACCTATCCTCGAACTATCAACTCAGAGTTGATAGTTGCGGAACTCCCGATAAGTTCCGCAAACACAAAAAGGCGCCCTACCAGGATCTAGACCCCTGGTAGGGCGCATCTGGGTCTTAAAAGTCCCCCAACAATCCGTCCATAAACTCCGCCGCCACCCGCGAACTCGTCCGATCCACATCCGTGTACGTGTCCACCGTGATCTGAATCGACTCATGACCCAGCTGGCGAGACACAATCGTCACCGGTGTCCCGCCCGTTAGCTGCCACGACGCATACGTGTGCCGCAAATCGTGCGGAGTAGGCCGCGGAACCAGACCAGCCTTCTCCACAGCCGGATTCCACACCCTACGCAGAAACCCCGGATACCTGACCGGTCCACCATCGGTATTGACGAAAACAAACTCGTTCGACAAGTCCAGCCGCTCCAACAGCCTGGCCGGCACATCCACCGTGCGGCGGGACCGTTTCGTCTTCGGCGGCCCCAACACATACCCGGCAGACGAGTACTTCCACGCCTGCCGCACCCTGATCGTGGACGTCTCCAAATCCACATGCTTAGGCTGCAGCGCCGACACCTCACCCCACCGCAAACCGGTCGACACCATGAACTGAACCATCAGCTTCCAGTGAGGTGTCACCGCGTCGCGGAGCCGGTCGAACTCGGCGTGGGTGAGCATGCGGATCTCGTCGTCGTCCTCAGCGTTCCCACGGGGAAGGCGGCGGCCCGACGCAGGGTTGGTGGACAAGTATCGGGGGACGGCGGCGTTCAACGCCCCCGATAGGAACCCGTATTTGTTGCGGAGAGTTTTCGGGGCGTGCCCGTTGCCGTCGCGGCCGCCGGTGGTTTCCATGACCTTCACCCAGCGGGCGATGTCCTCTTCGGAGAGCTTCGACAAGGGGATGTCGCCGAGGTTCGGTTTGATGTCGTTGGCGAGGTACTGCTCGTACTTGTCGATCGTGTACTGCTCGACGCCGGTGAGGTGGTCGATGTGGTGCCGGATCCATTCGGCGACGGTCAGCTCGGACTTGGTTCCTCGCGGTGTGGGGTTGATGCCGTGCATCTCCAGGGCGCGTGCAGCACCGTGGGCGTCGACGGCGGCGGCGAAGGCGTCTGCTGCTTTGCGATTGTCGAAGGTGAGTGCGCCTTGTGCGCTTCCTCTGCCGCCGAACCGGTAGGAGACCAGGTAGGCGGTGGTTCCGTCTTTGCGGACCCGCTCACGGACTGATGCCATACCCCGGATTCTATCCGGTGTGCTGTCATCGGTGCTGTCAGAGTCTGTTTTCCCTGGTCAAACGTGGAGCTAAGGGGACTCGAACCCCTTCGTATCGTGGGGAAATGGGCGTTTACCTGCGAAAAAACACCCATGTGGTTCTGTTCCGACCTTTTTAGACCTGTAGCGACCTGGGAAAACCTGGAGCCGTGTTGTCAGTGACAACACGGACATGTGGGCTGTCTGCACCCCACCTACCCCTGTGCCCTAGCCCCCTGCTGCTACCCCACACCCACACCTCTAACCGGGATGGTGATCTGATCCGCATCTGAAACTCGGCAGGGATTCTTCGACGAACCATCCGCGGCCACCACTCGTGGACCGCGGGTTACACCCGAGACCTGACTTGGGAGAAATAGGGGACAGCCGATCGAAGCCCCTGGCCTTCGGGTCAGGGGTTCTTTCGTGTGCATGGGGGGCTTGACACGTAACGCGGTTACGAGTAAAGTCATGGTTGTTCGAGGGAACCGCCCTCGACGGGAAGGGGAAGACCCGATGATCAGCAGCCACCGCCCGATCAAGCCGCAGACCTCGGCCTCGGTTGCCGATGTCGTGTCGTACCTCGGCTCGTTCGAGATGTTCAAGGAGGCCCCGGTTCCGAAGCCGGCCGTCCACGAGACGGAGGTGGTATGGACACCCAGCAACCACGGGTACCCGTACTTGGCCAAGTGCTCGTGCGGTTGGACGTCGCGACGGTACGCCGCGGAGCACGCGGCTAAATACATGGCGGATGACCACGTGTCAGCGTAGCGCTCATGGTGACTAAAGAGAGTGAGGCAGGTGTGCGAGGCATGAGGATTTGCAGGCACTGCGGAGTGCGTATCGAGTTGATCGAATGCGCTGACGGACACGATCGGTGGATGCACAAAGTGCAGCGCTACACCCCGCCTATCCCGCCGTCGATATACGTGGAGTGCGACCTTCCGCGTTTGGTGGCTGAGCCGTGATTCAGGTTCATTGCAAGGAGAGCGATGACTAAGCGCCTGGCCTTCGTCGTCTGGTTCATCGTCGGCGCTGTGATGCTCGCGGCGGTCCTGGTAGCCCCGTCAGCGCGTGCTGACGGGTTCTCCGGGTGCGAGCATCGGTCGGTGTCTCACCAGCTGGAGCACGGCGGTCTGAGGGCCGATTCTGACTGGCACGTGGCCCACGGGGGCCTGCCGACGTGCGATCCGGAGAAGAAACAGGATGCAAGATACGTTGGTCTGTAATACAAGGAGGACCGATGAGAACCACCAGAGAACAGCTCCCCCGCCTCTCACTAGAAGTGATTGAGGCTCTGAAAGCTGCGGGGGAGACTGAGGCGGATATCGCCCGGATGTACGGTGTGACACCACAGGCTGTTTCATGGCACGTTCACACGTACGGAGGTAAATTGACCGACCGGCAGGTTATCCGCCGCGAATACCCGTTCAAGGTGCCTGAGCCTCTTTCTCAGTGCGCGCCGCATAAACGACTGAGGGATCATGGCGAATACATCGCCACACGCGGCAAAGGCATGAAAGATTACAAGCTGAAGCGTCTCCGTTCGTTTTACCGGATGCTTCGTGAGAACAATTGGGTTGTCGAGTTCGATCCGAACATTCCGCCTATACCCGGCGTCAGCAAACGCGGGGGTTGGGCATACAGGGAGCGCCAGGAATCCGACGAAGACCTACTCATCAGAGTCAACGAATACACAACTCTGTCCGAGATCGGACGTCATCGCATCTGGCGTTTCCCGAGCGTGGAGCCCTGATAACCACTGGAGAGTGCAAGGGGGGCGGCTGCCTTCACAATCCGAAGATTAAGCCAGGACGTAAACCAGCAGCGCGACGATCATCCCCGCCACGACCGCCAGCCACACCGACCGCCACAACTCCAACTGCGGATCACTCATCAGACGACTCATCCCAATAACGGTTCACCAAACCATCGGTGACATACCCCGCCTGACCTATAGGTGTGATCACAGTCGTAGCGCCCAAGTCCATGCGGTCGCCGTCGATGCGTTCCAACCCGACGACCACCACATAGTGGGCCACCTGCCAACCGTCGCCCATCGCGTCCAGGCTGGCTTGGATCGCGCCGCGAACAGGATCAGACATCACGACGAACCCACGCCTTGATCGCGTCCCACAGGAATCCCACCGTCACACCGTGATCGAGGAACGTACACACACGAATGTTCACGTCACACCCCCCGCACAACGCTCATGCGCTCAGGCTCAATGGACAACCGCGAATGCGCGCCGCAGCTGGTGCAGCGGCGCATCGTGTAGGTCAGCACGTTCGCCACATATCGGCGCGGAATCAACACGGTTTCACTGCCGCACCGGTTGCACACCGTCAGCTTGTCCTCGCCGTCCACAAACAGCGCCGGATGATTCTTGATGTGCGGCCTCAGGAAGTCGTACAACCCCTGCGTGGCAATGACGTCACCAGCACAGTAGGCGATGAGACGTTCCCGGTCCGCGGCGCTCTTCTCCGTCACGGCGCGTTCCATCGCAAACCGGTCGTAGCGATCAGTTTTCGCAGACAGCCCGACGATCTGGCAGAACGCATCCAACCCTTTGAACGGCGCCCCGGATTTGAACTCACGGCGCAACACCTTCAGCGTGTCCACCGTTTTGAACGGCGGCAGCGGCGGCAACCCAGCCTCGATGTGCAGGTCGCCTTTCAGCCACGGCACATCCGCCTCGTCGATGTAGTGCCCGACAACAATGTCAGCCTGCGACAGCAGATTATGCACGCGCCGCAGGAACCGTTTGCGGCCACCACTGTCCCATTCCGCGAGTTGAATGACCTCGGCGTCGTGGTACCACTTGGCGCACACGATCGTGGTGCGCGGCATTCGGGTCACCGTCTCGTACTGCACGTACCGGTTCTTCAGGTCGCCCCTGTCCCACCAGTACTGTTCGGTGATGCCGGGGAGCCGTTCGACGTCGAGGATCAGAATTTTGTTGCGCACACCCTCGGATATGCGGACCTGACGTAGGTCGCTAGTCAGGGACATGATGGTTCCTCGCGTGGTGCCGCCACGATTGCGGATTCATGTCGGGCATGCCGTGTTTGATGAGTACTCGCAGCACGTCGGTGAACTGAACCTCACCGCGTTTGGCGGACTCCACCGCCGTGTTTATCTCTGCGCGTTCCTGTTTCGACCGGGCGCCCGCCCAGTCGCATGCGGGGCATGTGCGGGGTTGCAGGCCCGCGAGATCGGCCAGTAGTGACATTCGTGCGCCCTTCTTTCCTGGTGGTTACCGGTCGCGGCGTTTGTCGCCTTCGATTCGTTCCAGTCGTTCGGTTCGCAGCTCCTCCCGCAGTCCGCTGATGTCGCGTTGGACCTGTTTGAAGCCGTCGCGCACCAGATCGCGTATCTCGTCGAGGTCGTCACGCATGTTGGTGTCGTGGGTGTTGACGGTCTGCTCGTGAATCTCATAGGTTTTCGCGTCGATCTGGCGTGCGCGCTCCCGGCCTTTGCGCTGCCCCCGAACGGTGAGTACGCCGACGATCCCTGTTCCGATGGCGGCGATGGTGGAGGGCAGTCCGATGATGAGCAGTCCTATCAGGTCGATACCGTCGTCAGGCTGGTACGCCGCGTTCACCGCTTCGCGCACCGATTCCCAGATCATGCGGTGGTGACCGCTCTAGTGGCCGACGCCGTTCCGGGGTTTCCGCGGCGTTCGGCGCCGATCGACATCAGCAGTGATACGACGGCCGCGCCGCCGGACACGGACAGCACCGATATCCAGTCGGTGGTCATCAGGTCGACTGCCCCGGCGCCGAGGGTGGCGATCGCGGTTTGGGCGAATGTGCGTATGGCACGCTCGGCGGCGTCGATCCAGAATGAACGTGTCAGCATGGGTGCCTCCTATGTGCGTAGGTAGTCGATGGCGGGCTGGGGGTTGTAGTCCACGTGCGGGCCGGTGCGTTTCGCGAAGAACATGCCGGCGTCGAGGATCGCCCGGGTGATCGCGATCGTTTCCGGCAGCGGGGCTTGCGCGAGTTCGATCACTTGGGCCAGCAGTGAATCGGGGCCGGTGAACAGGTCGAGGTCGCGCACGATCTGCCAGATGGCGTTTCGGACCTCTTGTGTGTCGCCGGGTTCGGTGCAGGCGTACAGGTCGCCTTGGTGGGCGTAGTCGCGCCACCAGTCGGGGGTGTTGCGCATGCCGTTGGAGGACACGCCCTGGGTGTTGGATGGGGCCATTGGGGAGCCGCCGTGATCAGCCCACACGTGTCCGAGTTCGCGGTTCGGGTTGCCCCACGTGACCGCTTTACGCACATGGGGTTTCATCCATCGCAGGGAGCCGTCTTCCGGTGCGATGTGGTTCATCCACAGCTCCGAGAGGACCACCGCGCCTTGCGAATAGCCCGCCATTGCGGTCCCGTGGGTTTCGATGCGTTCGCGCCACCGGTTGGCCTGGTTGTGCGCCTCGGTGATTCCTGCGGTGATGGATCGGCCCATCGGGAACGATGCGGCGGGGTATCCGATGGGTTGCCACAGGTATTGGTCTTCGACGGCGCGTGCGGTGTCGGCGTCGGGGCCGACCCACCAGGGCACGCCGGTGCCGCACACGGTGAACAGGACTGGCCGGGTGTCGATGACGGGCCGGGATAGATACCCCATGACGTACTTGGTTTCGGCCCCTACAATCCCCGGGATGTAGAGCCCGTCGCGCAGCTGCCCAGCCGTGTTGTACCGGGATTGCATCTCGGCGACGACCGCGGCCATGGCCTCGTCGTAGAACTCGGTGTCGGCCAGCGTCGCGGCGTAGGAGAACTTGCGCCGCATGAACGCTTTGATCTTGCGGATCTCGTCGGATCTGTCCCCTGGTCCGAGGCCGACATATTGGCCGTCGATGCGCATCAGTGGCCCAACAGTTCTGCTACCGCGTCCACGAGGGTTTTTCCGCCGAGCTGCGGCCAGCCAGTGAGGGTGTATCCGCGCAGTTGCCGCAGAATCTCGACGAGGATTTCGCGGTCACTCCAGTCGTCCGGGAAGCGTTTCACCTTGGGCGGTTCAGGCTCGGTCTTGCCACCGTTGGCCCAGTGGTTGACCCGTTCGGCGAAGTAGTCCCACGGGAACCAGTCTCCGACGTCGGTGTGAGTGCCCCACTTGAACACGTCGGTCACCCACCGGTGGTCCGAGATGCCAGGTCGCCCATTCGTATACGGCGGTGGCACCACGAGCGGGGTGAAGCCGTACTTCTTCGCGTCCTGCACCGCGAGGTATGCTGCGACGTCGATTGCGTTGGACTGCTTCATCCACTGATCCCGCATCCAGGATGCTCGCGACCCCGCGAAGCACAGGTTGATGCTGATGCTGTTGGCGTTGCCCACAGACCAGGCGGCGCGGTCAGTGTCGACGCAATCGACCACCGTCACACCACCATCGGACGCTTGGGAGATCGTGTAGTGGTACGAGACGCCGTTGCCGTTCTGGAACCACTTCGCCAGGTTCTCGGCGGCAGCGTCCCCGCCGCCGCCTTCTTGGGTGTGGATCAGGAACATGGTTGGCTTGCCGCTGCGGGCGCTGTTGTTGTTCGACCAGATCGGAAACTCGTTGAAGTCGGGGCGTGGTTCGTCGGGCACGGCGGTACCTCCATCGGCGGGCCAGTACTTGTCGAGGTATGGGGTGACGGTGGCGATGCGTGACTTGATTTCGGTGAGGTAGGCGCGGCGGCCGTTGGCGTACCAGTAGTCAGCGCTGGGCCAGTTGGGGGCCTGCTGCATCCAGCAGATGTTCAGCCATATATCGGTGCTGGCACCGGGTTTGGCGCGCCACACGTCGAGCTTGTCGAAGAAGCCTTTGATTTGGGCTGCGGCACCGTCGAAGCGGTGTGGGTAGGAGCCGTCCTGCTGGGCAATGCCGTAGGTGGTGTGGGTCGGGTCCCAGATGGTGTCGTTCCAGCCGGACTCTTGGTAGAAGGTGGACATGATCGCCAGGCATTCGCTGCGGGTGTAGCCGCGCGCCTTGGCTTCGGCGATGGTGATTTGGGCGACTTGATCTTTCGTGGTCACCGTTTGCTCCCGAGGATTCCGCCGAGGACGGGGATGGAGCGCAGCGCGCCGTCGATGATGTCCACGACTTGCGCTGGAAGGTTGGTCAGGTCGGGGAGTTTCGCGACGATCTGGTCGTCCAAGTTGGACAGGTCGGGCAGGTTCTCGGCGATCCTGTCGGCGATGCGGTCGGCGATCCTGTCGGCGAGCGGTCCGAACAGTTTGAGCAGGATGATTCCGAGACGGTCCATGTCCGGGGTTCCTTTCGGGGCATAGAAAAACCCCGCGCACCAAGTGGGTGGCGGGGCTTCTTCTGGGGTGGGTTTAGAAGTAGAACAGGGTGTCGCGTTCGATGAAGAAGTCGATGGCGGGGTTGCCTGTGGCGAACATCCAGGACAGGACACTGGTGAGTGCGATGCCTCCGAGGAGTCCGGTTCCGAGAGCCCCGGCTATGCGTTTCACAGTGGGCTTGGTCACGGCAGCCTCCTGACCGTGACGCGGGACGTGTCGATCAGGTGCCTGCGACCTTGGTCGTCAGCGACAGTCAGGACGGTTCCTGTGGTGAAGAGGACTGTTGCGTTCCAGCCGGCGGGGCCGCGGGATTGAACGTGGATCTTCATGGCGGGTCACCAGGTGTCGGTGGTTTCGACGTGGTGGCGGCCGCCGCCGCAGTGGCGCACGCACTTGTATATGTGTTTGGTGCCGTCCATCTTGGGTGTGCCGTCGGCGTGGGTGGCGTATGTCCAGTCGGCTCCTGCGCCGCCGCTGCCGGTGGCGCATGCGTGCTTGTAGATCTGCCCGTGGCCGGTGCCGTGATTCGCGCAGTGGGCGGGTGCGGCATCAGCGACTGCGGGTATTCCGAGGGCGAGTGCGGCGATTGCGAAGACAGTCGCGGTGGTGGTGCGTAGCATTGGTGGGCCTCCTGTTGGGGGTGGGCCGTCCGGCGGGGTTGGTTTCTCAGGCCTATCGCCCCGCCGGGCGGTGTCTCAAGTTGATGAACGCGAGTCTAACCGCGTTTGACCACGTGCACAAGTGTTTCTTTGAGATACACTCCTAGATGTGACAATCATCGACCGCATGATCGCCAACCGGCAGAAACGCGCAGCGACTATCGCCGAGCTTGATGCCGAACTGGCTGCCCTCGTCTACGAGGCGATGACTGTCCACGGCATCACGTGGCATGACATTGGCCGCGCCCTGAAGATTTCCAAGCAGCGTGTGTATCAACTCCGCGCTGCTGGTGACCCGAACCGTTAGCGAGTCATTCCCACTCGATCAGGACGTATCCGTCACCGCCCGCTCCGCCGTAGCGACGAGCATTAGTCCTATGACCGCCACTTCCGCCACCGCCTCCGCCGTATTTACCTCCGTTACCGCCGTGACCGGTGGTTGTGGACCCGCTGTTGTTGCCACCGCCACCGCCTCCTCCAGCGCCTGGGTTACCGCCGGTTTGGTCGGCGGCGCTGGACCCGTTGGCCCCGGCACCGCCCCGCTCCCCTCCGGTACCGACCGCGGAGTTACCTCCTCTGCCCCCGGGAGTCTGGCTATTGGAGTCCGAAACCCGGCCGCCTCCGCCGCCGCCCGCACCTGCACCGCTCGGGTTATCTCCGCCATCTTCCGCAGAGCCTGACGACGCGGCCCCCTTACCCCCGGGCGCGCCGGGGATAACGACGGCCCCGGCAACCCCGGAGACGACGCTCGTCAGGCTTCCAGCGCCCCCGGACACCTGCGTACTGCTACCGGACAGCGCGATCGCGCCGCGCGCACCTCCTCCTGCGATCAGCGACACAGATCCGGACAAGAACGAGGACGATCCCCCGTCGGTGCCGCCAAATCCTGTCGAGCCTCCACCGGTATACGCCCCGCCGAGTCCTAAGACGACGCTGTAGGAGGAGCCCATAGCCTCGCGGGGTACCCACACGCGGGGAATCTTTGCCCCACCCGCTCCGCCGCCGCCGCCGCGGCGGTAGGTATCATCGAAACTCTGGTAGCCCGCACCGCCCCCGCCTCCGCCACCGACCAGGGTCACCCAGCAGCCCGAAGCGCCCTCGGGCACCGGCTCATCGATCAGATCCTCGTAGCCAGGGTCTTCGCTGGAGATCGTGAACGGTTCGAACGACGGCCACACCTTGTCAAAGCTGGTCCCGTTCCACGTGTACAACTCAGGGTTGACGAACGCCGACCCGTTCCACACTTTGAACGCGGTGGGGTCAACGAACGCCGTGCCGTTCCATACCTTCATGGCGTCACCACGTACAGCACGCCAGCTGTGCCGGTACCAGGAAGGGTGGTGCCCATCCACATCCCGGACGCGCTGCCGGATTTCTGCACCGACGAATCCGCTTTACCCAGTGAGGTTTGCACATCCGAAGCCAGCTTCGATTTCGCAATCGCCGCGCCGGTATTGATCTTCGCGTTGGTGATCGCACCGTCCTGGATCTTGGTCAGGGTCACCGAGTTGTCCAAGGGTGTCCGCTGGTCCGACAGGCGCGAATCATTACCAACACACACCGTGGAACCACTACTACCCACGGGGATGCGATTAATGCTCAGCGTGCCCGACACCACATCGGAAGCATCCACCTGAACATCCAACTCGTTGGTCGCGTAGTAGTCGACGATCTCGTGGATCTTGTTGTCCAACTCCGGCTGCAAAGCCTCCAGGGCTGCATCGTTATCCGCCGCGCCAGCAATAGCCGCGCCAGTAGAGGTGACATCGGTAACATCGGCCAAAACGTGGTCGTGGGCGAGGTCGGCCTTATCGTCCAGCCCCTCATGCGCCCCTTCGATACCGTCCTCGATGTGGTTGAGACGGTCCGCCGACAACGGGGTGTTCGTTGAGGGAACGTTCTCCCACGACTGCTTCGAATAAGCCATACCAAACCCCCTCCTAAGGTTGCGCCCGCAAACCCCTCGGCACCAGGCACGAATAACCGTCACCCGGAAGCACCGCGAGGGCGGTGTTGATCATTTCGGTGATCGCCGAAGACCGATCCAACACGGTCGCCGGGGGCCGCCCCTCGGCGGTGACCTCCCACCCGCCGACCACGCGGGCGGCCTGCACAATCAGCGTGCCGTCACGGTCAAACAAGCCCATCATGTCGTTGCCGAACGCGACGATCTGATGATCAGTTTTGATGTTCAAAACAGTTCCCCTATCCAGGATTTCAGGCGACTATGCGGGGCGTCACGGAGATGCTCGCCCCCGTACCGGACACCTCCACGTCACCGTCGTCGAAAGCTTCCGAACCGACGAACGTGCCCGACGAGCTGGCCGACCAGATGCCGCCCTCCACGTAGGTGCCTGCCGCCACGAAGATTTCAACCTCGTCGCCGGTGTTGGTGCCCGTGGAGCCCGACGTCCACGACGTCTGCTCCCGCGCATATCCACCACCCGTGGCTTCATTCGCCCCTGTGGTGCCAGCAGCTCCGGTATGCACACTGATCCAGTCACCGAGACCGGCGATGGCGTCCGACGCTGCCTTGTGAGTTGCATTGGGAATGCCCATGATTGTTTCCTTTCGAGTTATACGGGATTGAGCGGGACCGCCATGGCGGCCCATGTGCCAGACGAGCTTGTCGCCGTGAAGATCGTGGCCGTCGTCGCGTCGCTGATGGTCAGGATCGGGAACAGGCCCGAACCCGAGAATCGGTTCGTTCCGCCAGAGGGTGTAAACGTCCGGTTCCCAATGTTGGCGAACGAAACGACTACCCGGCCACCGTCTCCAGGCGCGGACGCCGACAGGCTCGCCGAACCACTGTTTCCGTATGACTTCTGCACAGTGCCGGTGGTGGTCGCGTTCAGATACGAGGCCGCGACAGCGCCCACCCACCCGAAGCCGGTGGGCTTGTTGACCGTCACCTGTTTCGACCCGCCAGCAACACCATGAATGACATACAAGTGTTGGGAACCACTGCCAGCGTTATTGTTTAGAGCCTGGCTGCCGATAAGCGTCATCGCTGATCCGTCGTAGGTGACGGAAGCGATCGTGTCGCTGCCCTGTACAACCAGTGACACCAGTACCGACGCTCCGGCGGTGGCCGTGTGGTTGAACGAGAACGTCGACGTCGCTTGCTGGGACATGGTTACCGCGTCGAACGCCACCGGGTCAACACCGTCATTACCCACGGCGTCCATACCGATTTCCGGGGTCAACGTCAGCTCGAACTCGCGGTAATACCGCTCCGCGCCGGACATTCCAACCTGCGGGGACAGTTCGATCCCGAAGCCCTTCGTGAACCCGAGTGCGGTACCCATGCCGACCTGCGGGTCCAGTTCGATACCGAACGACCGCGCAAACTTCGGCGCGGCCTCGAACCCCAGGCTCGGCGTGAACGACAACCCGAAACCGGGGGTCTGCGCGCGCGGCGTCGGGAACAGCGACACCGACGGATACAAATCCTCGGACGGAAACACCGGCTCGAACGCCGCAGGCCCACGAATCGCGATATACGGCGCGAACACCAGACCGAACGACGCCTTGCTGTGGCTGGCCGCCCCCATCCCCAGCGAAACCGGCACCGACAAACCGAAACTCGCACGGTTGTGCGCCACGGCGGACATGCCGATCTCGGGGGTGAGGGTGACGCCGAACTCTTGTTTCGGCCCGCCGTAGTGGAATCCCACCTCGGGGGTGAGGGTGACGCCGAATGAGACGTGGGACTCAGCCCACCAGCCAACAGCCACGCTTATCCCCCAATCTGCAAGTTCACCGCCATGCCAGCCCACCTGTTCGGCTGCGCCGATGTAGCGCTCACCGTCCCCGTCCTCGTGGTTGTGTTGACACACAGGGGCGGGGCGATCCCCGACTGCTCCGCGCGCAAGCGCGCCCCCAGAATCGTTGTCAGCTTGTGCGACGACACCCCCCCGGCCCCAGCCGAGAACGCCTGCAGCGTCACCCCGCTCGGTACCGTCACCGACTGGCTGTGCGCGGTGCCGTTGCCGTGCGCGAACGTGGGGGTTCCCACCGACACAACATCATTGAACGAAATGGCATACGCACTCACCCAGCCCGGGCCGGTGGCCTTCATCTGGCGAGCAACGCCGGAGCCTGCGTTCTCCATGCGGAAAATCGCCAATCCTCCATTCGCCGGATCGCCATTGTGCGAAACGGACCCGAGAAGTACACCGCCTGCGCCGCCATACGTGGCCGACGGGGCTGAGCCCGCGCGGTCCCACGCCACCACCGCGAACACCGTGGCCCCCTCGGAGGCCTTGAAGTTCACAGTGGCGCTACCGACACCAGCCCCAGCCCCCGACACGGCATCAAACCCAACATCCACCGGCTCCGGCGGCACCGGCCAGTTCTGGTCATTCGTAATCGTTCCGGGATACAGATACTCCGCCACCCGCACCCAAATGCGGGTATAGCCCGCGGCCGGGGGGTTGGAGGTATTCGAGTTCTCGTGCAGCGTGAATGTCGCACCCGAGTCCCGCTCAAAGAAAATCGTGGACGACCAGCCACCCGAAAAAAGTCCCGGATGCCCGAACCACGTTCCGAACGACTCTATCCCGTACCCGTAGTAATACTCGGAAGGAATGTAGAACCCGTTCGCGTACGGGTCCCACCCCGTGGGATGCTTCCAGAACGTTGACAGCCACGCGTCATACGACTCGGGCGACAGGCCCATCGCGTTGTCCCGCAACGCCTCCGCGAACTTCGTGTAGTCGTTGATGTTCGTCGCCAGCGCCCCGGCAGCGTCGAGGAAGTTCGGGTTGAACGTGTCAGCGATCGACGCTGGGGGTGGAACTGGACCGATCGGCGGCCATGACGTTTCCGTAAGCCCAAGAGGGTCTATGATGTCTTCTTTGAAGATCTGCTTGATCGGCCGATGTGCCGGGTCAACAATCTCTAGAACCATCCCGATCAGCGCAAAGTTGGAGTTCGTATACAGGTAGTCGGTGCCGGGATAGAAATTTGACGGCCCTTTCATTGAGCCCAGGAAGTCCTTCGCGCCCGTCCATGGCCACGTCGGAAACAGCGTGATCCAGAGCGCGTTGATACCCGCCGTATACTCCGCGATACCTGACCGCATGGACAGCATGTGCCCCATCGTGATCGCGGTACCGTTCGGAATACCCGGAACGTACTGCTCCAGAGTGTCATCCAGCGTGATCAACCCTTTGTCGACGGCCTGGAAAAACGCAATCGCGGTGAACATCTTCGTGGAGGAACCCATGCGGAAGTGGTCATCCAACGTCAACGGGCGAACCGTGCCGCCCACGGTGGTGCCATACGCCTTCGCATAGTTCCCGCGCGGCCCGGTGATCTGCAACATCACCCCCGGCTGGCCGGTCTCCGCGCGGGACTCCTCCACAATCAAATCCACCATCGCCTGGTCCTCCGGCGACAACAAATCACCCGCAGTGTGCGCGGGAGTGGTGAACTCGTAGGTATCCGACGGGTCCGACAACCAGCCGGCGTTGTCCACCGTCTTCACATAGAACTCGTACGTGGTGTTCGACTTCAAACCGTTTGTCCCATACGGCGGCAACACCGGGTCGGGATTCAACTGAACGAAATCGCCCGAAGCGTCCTTCTCTTTCGCGTAAACGAAATACCCTTTGATTGTCATACGTCTGTTGCTCCAGACCACGTAATCGTGATAGTGCTGAAAGTTGAATCGACCAGCTCCACCAACGTGGGGGGCGTCGGGGGCGTCAAATCCGGGTCAGGGTCAGGCAGCGGGTCGGGCCGGAAGAACACCCAGCCGCCACCAGGAGCGCCATTGCCGCCGGACTGAAAGGCCGCCAACGAGCCCTTGCCGCCGTTACCGGCACCACCAGCCGGCGCACCGTGGCCGCCCATGACCTTCTGGTCAACGCCGCCCACATAGTCCTGCTCGTTGAACGTGAACGTGCCCGGGCCTCGGCCAACAGGTTTCGACAAAAACCCTTCAGTGGTGCCCGCCGCGCCGCCCTCGGCGACAATGGAATACGTGTCACCCCCGGGCGTGGAGATAGACAACGTGGTGTTCCCACCGGCAGCGCCGTCACCAGGACCGCCCACGCCGCCAGCGCCCGGGTCGAGGGTGATGATGGCGTTGTCGCCGAAATGCTCACCGCGCACCCATGTGGTGGCGTTGAACTTCCCAGGCTGACCGGCCTGACCGTTGATGCCCAATGCCCAGCCTTGTGCACCACCACCACCAGCGCCCACCGCAACCGGGTCGATGTAGTTCACCCAGTTCGGAACCGGGAACACCGTGGCCGCGGTGCCAAGGTAGACCTTCAACGGATCGTGATGGTCACCGCCGGAACCTGTATCCACGGCGATACTCACCCACGGCACATCGCCCGAGCGGGTCACCGACGCCTTCGCAATCGACGACGGCGGGCTATCCGGCGACGTGTTGTTTCTGGTGGCCGCCAGCGACATAATCTGCGACGTCGGATGATTCGGCAAGTCCGCCACGCGGCCACGCACATAATGCGTACCGCCCACCGGGACAAGCTCATAGGCGTACGCCTCAGACGCCACCACGGGAACCGGGTCATCCAGCTCGTAGGAGATGAACTCCCCGGGGGCGGCCGTGCCGCCCAAAAGCCCCACGATGTTCGGGGAATGGTGCACCAGCGTCCAGTCGCCCGACGCCAAGTCGACCTTCCAGATGTTGACGTAGAACTCGGTGATCCCTGAAAGGCCGTAGCCGATCCACGACACCACGCCAAGCGGCATCGACTCTTCAATCAAGTCAACACCGATGAGCGAATTGCTCTGCGTGGCCTCCAGCCACGTCGTGACGTTCGACAGCGGGAAGTTGGACCGCTCCGACGGCAACAAACCACTATCGACGGGCTTGTTGGTCCTGATGCCAAGGATGTCCCACGAGAACAACCCCAAGCTGGCGCGCGAGGCGATCTCCTGCAACACGTTGAACAGGTCGGCGATGCCAGCACCAATACCCGGAAGTCCTACCAGGCCACCGACAATGCTGTTGACGATGTTCTCGATGGTTTCCCGCAGATTCTCCGGGCCGAGCATGCCCGCGATTGACTCCGGGGAGATGTTGCGCAAAGCGTCGAACAAATCCTCCAGCGTGTTCTCAACGGTCTGCACGCCGCCGCGGATCGCCGACACCACCGTGTCAATCGTCAACTGCACCCGCGCCAACAAGGTTTGCAGAATCTCCGGAAGACCCTCGACCCACGACTGCTGAATAACGCCGGTCTGCTTGACCTCGGCGTCATCCCACCAGAACGTGCCCGCAGCGGCGTCTTCGGTCACCACGAACCGGGTCTGCACACCAGTCACCCCAGCGGGCACCCGATACTCCCCCGACAGCTCCTTACCGGGCCACGCCAAGTTCGCGTCCTGGGGGGCGTACGCGTTCAAATCCACAGGGGCCTGTGCAACGCCGTCGATGTACGGCACCAGCTGCAACCGAATCGGCGCGCCCGTACCCACATAATCGTCGTGAGACACGAACACCCGGGCAGTGATTGTCTGCCCTTCGCTCACCGCGAAGAAATCGCCAACATTCTGCCCCGACCGCAGCGCCTTCAACGTGCCATCGGCAATAACTTTCGCCGCGCCAGTACCATCCCCGCTGCGAGAATGCGACGGGTCCACAACCCAATCCGCGTTATCCCCCACCGACCCCTCAGGAAACTTCGGGGCAGGAAGAATGTTCGGTGCTTGGTTTGATATGCCACCGATCGGCAGAATCGTCAACAAACTGGGCAGCAAATTGCGCAGCGGCGCAAGGATGATGTTCACCAACTGCGCCGCAGCCTGAAGCGGGTTGAAACTCGGATCGTTGAAGTCGATCGACTGGAAGAAGTTGCGGATGTTACCGAAGAACTGCGTCAGCTCCTCAATCCCACCACCCACAAGGCCGGTGATCGCTTCAATAATGTCCCCGAGAATGGGGATGTTCAAAGCCCAATCACGCAACTGGTCGAACGACGCCTCACCAGGGATGAACACCCCAGCGACCGCGCGCACCACCCACGCCAAAAACTGCTCGATGAACTGCTCACCAATCTCAAGCAGCTGCTGAACAGTGAACGGACGCTGCCACTGCAACGCCGACTGTTCCGGGTGAATACCCGGCTCAGACGGCACCGCATGCGCCCACTCCGGCAACGGATCAAACGATGACGTCATGACAGCGGCCAAACCTCAACCGAAAACATCGACGTAGAAGCAGAAGTCGTGTACGTCACCGACCCCGCCTGACGTTCACACCGGAAATAGATCGTCGCCGGTGTACCGGCCGCCACACGGTCAAACCCATCCGATGAGCCCGCCGCAGGTCCCGAAACAAGCGTCAGCCGCTCCGATTGCGCCACACCGGGGCACCGGCCGATCACGTTGCCGCCAGTCTCACCGTTCAACCGGGCCACCAAATCAACCCGAACATCCGCACCCTCACCGGTGACCACCGTGTACCCCTGCACACGCGGCCGCCAATCAAACGGCTGCGCAGGAATCGACACCTGAGCCAAAGTCGAGTTCGCGTTACCCGATGCAGTGTTGTTGATCGACGCCGGAACATACCGGTCCCCCACACGCTGCGCCGCCAACACAAACCCATCAGCAGTCGAATTCACCACCGGCACCTGACCCGCAACAGGAGACGGATCAACATCCGTCGGGTCCCACACCGCCTCACCATCCGCGCCCTTCGAGCCGGCGTGCAGCGCCAGGTTCAACCGGTACACACCCGGCGTGGATGTTCCAGGTGGCGTGATCTCAGTGAACGACGCCTCCGCCGGGGTTGGATCGTCCGGGTCCAGCTCCGTCAGATTCACCGTCGTATCGAACGTGGCCGGCACACCCGGATCACCCTTCTCAATCGCGGGCACACCAACACCGATACCGCCCTGCGGACGCAACTGGAGGATCGCCGCACCCGCCGTAGGATCGACAGGAATCTCCACGATCCCCTCAAACAAATAGTGAGTCCCAGCAGGATTCAAAGGCCACGACATAAGGCACGCTCCATTCACATTGGGCGAGTTACAGAAAGAAAGGACGACCGCTGCTTATCCCTGAGGTGACAGCGTGAGGACCGACAACGTTTCAAAAATCCCCGTGATGAACCGCTGATGCTTCGCCAACGGGGCCTCCGACTTGCGTCCATCCCCCAACTGCGCGATCACCTTCCGCTCATCCTGGGAAACCCGCCACATGACGTTTTCGATGTAGTCAGTCACCATTCGGGTACGTGACATGAACACCAGCGACATCAGGCCGCCGCGAAAAACGTCCCGACCCAACGCATACTGGGCACCGTTGCGGAACTGCACCGTCGCCGTCGTCTTGCCCTGCGAATCAAACAAGGCGTTGATGAATGCGAACACCGTTTCGATGTTGTACGGCGCTGATGCTGTCGGATAGAACCGCTCGATCGCCGGATGGTACGGGCCAACTTCGTCACGGCGGTCGTAATGCTGAATCAACTGGAAAGCCAGGAAGCTGTTGTTCAGGAACCCCGACAGCAGATCGGACGGTATGCCGGTGAATCCAACAACGATCATCAGCGAGTCGATCAGCCATGCGAAGGTGGCATTCATCAAGTCGTTCAACCACTTTGGGCTACGGCCACCAATAATGTGCTGCCAACCCTCAGGTGTGTGGTCAGTGATCGTGCACGCATCGATGCCGGTGTCCTCACCCGGCTCGGGGGCCACGAAATAGGCGTATGGCTGCTCGAAATCCACACCCAACGCGGGCGCATAAAACACGCCGTCCATGCCGGGAACCTGCTTGATGACAGGTTTGAAGATGTCCCCCAGCGACCCGCCAAGGTCAATCGTGGTGCGCAGCACCGAATCGAGCACGGTTTTCGTCGGACCAGTGATCTGCGACCGGTCCACTGTGGAAAACACGTAGGTAGGCTGGTCCAGGTTCGCCCACCTGTCAGGCTGCGGATCACCTGGAAGCCACAAATCCATGCGGGTATCCACACCGTACGACTGGGTAACGTCCTTGATGACGGCCTGAACGGTTTCCATCCGCACTGTGCGAGCCACCATCGGCGACGTGTCCAGCAGTGGATTGGTGCGTGACACATACACCGGGGTTCGCAGCATGCGGGTGAACGCCTGGACCGACAGCCCGTCCCGCGACAGGGCTTGCAGAACGGTGCCGAACCATGCCCGGATATCCGGGTTTAACGACAGTCCGTTGTTGATGAACTCCAGCCACCCGGACTGCAACCGCAAAGCGCATTCTGCGACCATGTTCTCCACGACGGTTTGCAGCGCCCACACGAAGATCGCGTGCGAGAACGGCTGTGCCTGAATCGGCAGCCACCACGACGGCCAAATCACGTAGTAATTGAGGATGTCGCGGATACCGCGCAGTTCAGCGGTGCCGGTCCATGCGCTGTCGCGGTACTCGTAGGTGTGGTTCTTCGTGTAGAACGCATACCGCAAACCGGCCGTCTCGACAATGACACCGACCATCGTCTTTTTGCAGTCCATGAACAAAGGGATGAGAGGGCTGTTCCCTTTGAGGACGATCCGGCCGGTTTCAACATCGTTGCGCGGGTCAGCACCCGACGCCTCGATCAGGTCGCCACCGACAGCGCCCATCGGCTGCCAAAACTTGTCGCACACCGTGAACCGGAACGACGTGTCTACCTTCGATTTGCGTTCCGTCAACGCCCGCGCGGTTCGTGCGATCCTGTTCGGGTCGCCGGACTGGAGGGCGGATTGCCATGCGGCTGTTTCGCGTTCAAACTTCGACAACCGTCATCCCCTCCTTTCCTGGTTCACAGGCGACCACAAATTCACCCCTCACCGAGGTATCGGCCAGTGGCTACATCGGGTAGCGGCGCAACGGAGTCCCCGAAAGAATCACCTTCGAGTCAGCGTTGCCACCAACAATTTCCGTCTTCACAAAGAACTGCTGCGCCGGTTCGCCAGGTGACTTCGCGGGGATCGCCGCGTTCTCACTGAACCGGCCCGACAAGTACTTATAGAAATTGCCCTGCGGGGGAACAATCCCAAACAGCGACCCAATCTGGTCGGTGAACGCGTTCCGCTCCGAGAAGAACGACAACAACGACTTCACCGCCTGCTGGAAAATGTTCAACTCCTGCGGCGACGGCGGCACCGACGTCAAATCCTGCACCAACGTCGTCTGTGAGCGCGGGTCGGTACGTAGGAACACAATCTGATTGGGCAGCAGCGGACCAAACTCCACATACTCATCCGCGCCGGGACCGTCATACAACCGGAACGTGCCCGGGCCAAACAAGGTCGCATCCCAATACATCGGCTGGTCACCAACATTGACCATCGACACAAACCCCGACTGCGTGACATTCGCATTGTCGCCAGCCGACACTTTCCGCACCGGAGCTGGTGTCGCCTGCGTGATCAACGCGCCACCGGCCTGCATACCAAACCCAATACCCCGATAATCCGGGCCGAGCTCGCTACCAGTGCCGGTTTCCTTGTGCGACAAGATCGGCAACCCATTGCGCAACACTTTGAACATGCGCGGATCGCCCTCATACCCGGCAACCAGGGTGAACTTCTCCCCAATCAGCGGGGCCACCAGAAGCGGCCGCTGAAACATCACCGTCTGCGAGAAGTTGTTGAACCTCGACAGCTTGATCCAGTTGCCCTGCACCCGCATGCGGATGCCATTACCGTCCCAGTCTCCGTTGCTGTCGCGGCCCATGCGAGCCCACAGGTCATTAGCCCCACTATCCGGCAGGCTCCACTCTTGGAACCCGCCGAGCACCATCGACACAACCTGATTGTCGGTGTCGGTGTCGAAGTCTTTGTACGGCCCGCACACCACCTCGCGGGTATCCGTTGTCAGCGGATCGTCCGGGTCGTCCCGCCACCTCGCCTGGTCACCATTGGCGTAGACGTACCCGCCGCCGTCACCCTCGTAGTACAGCGGCCAGTCCGCGCCGAGGTCCTGCGTGCCCGACGTGTCATAGTTGAACGTGTCGGTCATCGACTCGTACTCGAACTGGAAACTCGCCGCGTAGTCGTAGGTACGCCAGAACCCCGAATCGGCCCGCAGGCGCAAACTTTCACGCTGCCGCTTGCCGATCTCCAGCGGTGCTTGCGGCGCGCCCTGGAACCACCTGACCGGCGCCCACCAGTGCCCCATGTCGTGGGTGAGGAAGTTCAACGTCGATTCCTGCTTCGCGTCGATCGACGCGACCAGATCGCGGTAGACCCTGCGCGTCCACTTCGGCGACCGGCCACGGCATTCCACCCCCACCTCAACCTCAATCGGGTCGTAGAGAGCATCAATATTGGTGATTCCGTCCTCGGTGGCGCCCTTCTGGTCGATGTGCTTCCACGGCGGGATCAACCCCTTGAGTGATGTGAGGTGCACCATCTCCGGGGCTACAACCCGGTCAGGGACCGCCATCCCGCCCATCATGTGGAAAGTGATCGACCCGTCGTAGGCGTCGAGCCACATCATCGGCTTTTCACCCTTGGCGAGGTCATACCATCCGTGCGGGGTTACACCAGTGGCGGGGTAATGCTTCTTAGCCATTTACCCTCCCGGCATGACGTACTGGTTTTGCAGGTGATACGCGATGTCGCGGCCTGTTCCGTCTTCGGTGGCGCGCTGGTTGTTGACCGTGATGTTCGTGTCGCCACCCTGGTTGACTTGGGTCTGACCCTGGCCTGTGGCCTGTGGGTCGATGTCCTTGCGCTGCTGGGATGCTTGTCCGGCCAGGTTCGGCAACGCCGGGGCCGCACCAGCAATCCCCCCGGCAATGCGGGTGATCCAGTTGTTGTTCGCCAAATCCGAACCACCCGTAGGCAAGAACGTTTCCATCAACCCTTGGGCGCCGATCGCGGCGACTTGACCGCCGTACTCGATGGCACGGTTGATCAGCTTCACCCCAGTCTGCGCGGCCTGACCCGCACCCGGGGCCATCGCGTCCAGCGCCATACCACCGGCCTGCACCGCCATGCCAAGCGCACCACCACCGTCCATGCCGATACCACCGGAACCGGACCCGGCATACGGTGCGACGTTCGCCCCGATGTTGGTGGTGTTCGTCGGCCCGCCAGCGAACAGTCCTTGCGGTGCGCCAGCGGCCATCGGGCCGCCACCGCCGCCCGTGGTGGGCAGCGGGGCAGGATTCGTCGCCCACGCACCCGACGACACCGGAGCCGGCGGGTTATTCAACGCAGGGTTGGTGTTCTGCGGGCTGTACAACCCCGGAGCACCCGCCGCCGCCGCCGACCCGCCAGGAACCGACGTCACCGGCCGGTAGTAATGCGACGTGAACGCCGGATCGTCGGCGCCCGTGCCGCCAATGCCGCGCCGCGCCGCTGCCGCGTCACTGCCCCAGTTGAACGGGGTGCCGCCAGGCAGCGTCGCCTGCATGTGGCTGGCGTTGAAACCGACCCGGAAATCGCCAGGCCCGCCCATGCCCTTGACGAATCCACGCGCAGTCAACCACTCGTCCGCATTGTGGGTCGACATGCTCGCGCCGGTCGTCGGGCGGCCATCCATCAAGTTGACCAGATCCTCAACAGCGCTAGAACAATCAGCCAAACCCTGCGTCAGGTCGCCGCGTTGTTCTTGTGTGTACCGGCCCGCCGGAACGTTGGCGAGTAGCGCCGCGTCGCCGGGATAGGCACCGATCGGCGTCATGGACACACCGGTCGCACCGGCGGACGGGTAGGAGCCCCGGTCGTACTGGTTGTTCTGGTACTGCGGCCCGAACACTCCCTGCGCGCCGAGCACACCCATCAACCCGTGCCCGCCCTGGGTCGGGTTATAGGCCGAAATGGCCTGCAACTGCCCCAACAACGGTGCCGCAGCGAGGTTCGCCACGAACTTCGTGATGTTCTCCGCGATCCCCGCCAAACCCTTCGAGATACCGAAATCCTGATCAAGCTGGGCACCGATCTGCCCCAAATCCTTGACATGCTTGTCGGTTTGCTTCGTCAGCTTCTCGTACTGATTCGCGCGGGCATCACTCATGCGCATCTCGGCGGCCTGAAGGTCGCGTTCAGCTTCGATCACATCGTTGCGGGCCTTGAGGCGGTCCTGCTCGGTGGCTTCGGTGGACTGCTCCAGCTGGGCGGCGCGGGCACGCTTCTCCGCCAGTTTGTGACGCGCATCCAGATACGACGACTCAGCGGAGAACACGGCCGCGTCGGGTGGCATACCAGCAATCCCCGGCGGCAGCGTCGTGTCATACGGCAACACAGGCGCATCCGGCAGCTTCGGGCCAGAACCACTACCACCATCAGCCCCCACCGCGCCCGGGAACAGATCAGCCAACGGGCCATCCGCGGGTTCCCCATCCGAACCAGTCGCGCCGCCACCACGACGCCCGCGGCGATCCTCCACGGAAACATCCAATGGAACCTGACCGGGAAGGTTACCGAACGGGGACGCTGGACCGTTCGAGTTCGTACCCACAAGCCCTGGAATCGGGATGCCGCCAACCGTTGGCGTGCCAGGTCCAGACCCGCCGCCGAGCTGAGGAAGCGGAGACGGCTGTGGATCAACCCCCGTGCCGCCCTGAATGTTGCGGTCCCACCACTCACGGGCACTGCGACCCAACTGATCCGGCGTATTGGAGTGATTCCAGCTATCCGCACCTGGAATCGCGTCCTGAATGGCCTGTTCAATCTCAGGGCCGTTCTGCGCAACCAGGAACGCCAGCCACGCTGGGACCGCCACACGCGACAACGCGGCAGAGATTCCCTTGGCCGACTTATCGGCCGTCGCGGGAAGACCGGCCAATGTCGTGCTCACCGTTGAGAGAGATTGCGTCAGGGCCGTGATGCCAGCTATGGACTTCCACGCCACGAACGCGGTCACCACGTCCCCAACGCTGATACCGATCCGGTCGAGCATTTCGACTACGCTGGACAGCGCATCCCACAAATCCTGCGCAGTCTCGGCAGCTTCCTCGAAGGTGCGCTTGATGTCGTCCTTGTGCGCGACGATCCACGCGTTCAGGTCATCCAGCTTGTCGGTCACATTGTTGATCGACTTGGCAAGCGCGCCAGGACCCTCCGTCGTGTCCAGCGGGTCGCCGAACAGCGCCGAAATGAAGTTCGCCCCAACACGACCCACGGCGGCATTCATGTTCGACAAGGCGCCGTCAACAGTGTCGGCCAGCTTCTTCGACATGCCACCGAACTGGCCCTCAATCGCCTGCACAAGCATGCCGAACGAAATCGTGCCGTCCTTCGACATCTTCTGAATCTCAGCGCTCGTCAGGCCGAACTCTTTCTGCAACGCCGCCTGAACATTGATGCCACGCTCATTGAGCTGCAACATCTCTTCAGCCTGCAGCTTGCCCTTGTTGAACACCTGGTTGAAGATGACGGCCAGGTCGCCGAACTTCTGGCCAGATGCACCCGCCGCGTCCGCGATCGCCGTCAACGCCGCCTGCAACGGGCGACCCTGCTTCACCCCACCAGCAAGGAACTGAGTAGCAGCCTTCGCCGCCTCGTCCAACGCAATCGGAGTGCCAACGACGACCTCGTTGATATCCGACATGATCGTCTTGACCTGCTCGGCGCTGTTCCCCATCGCGGCAAGACGGTGCGATGTCGCATCAAGAGACTTGTACCGATCAAACCCCTTGAACAGGGCAACACCGGCGGCGCCGATAATGCCCGTCGCGGCCGCCGTGAACGCCGTGCCCAACGCACGACCAGCCAACGCGCCAGCCTTCGACGCCGCACCCTCATACCCCGACAGGGCAGCCGAAAACCGGCCCGCCACAGGCAACGACGACACCAAAGACGAACCAAACGACGAACCAAACCCCCGGCCCGCCGACACACCATGCGACGAAAAACCATCAACAATACGAGAACCGGCCTGACGCGTCGCACGATCAACCTCACGCGACAACTGCTCGCCAGCATTACGCCCCGCAGCCGCAGCCTCCCGGCCCACATTCTCACCGATCGCACGACCAGCAGACGACCCCGCGCGCGCCCCAGCCGCCTCCATCTCACGCTCAATGTTCTTCGCCGCCACCGCAGCAGCACGCTCATCAAGACGGGAAATAATGTCCACGTAGATAGGCATCAGACACTCACCTCCCCGTCACCAGCCGAACAGATCGGCCTCAACCTCACGCTGCAACTCATGCGCCTCAACCGACGCACGCGCCTTCTCCAGCCGATCAACCGGATCTTCAAACGCAAACGGCTCATACACAGCCTTACGACTCTTCGACGCATGAAACGACGCTCGAAACCTGGCGATCTCGTTATACGTCTCCGCCGCGATCAACTCCGGCTCAGACCAACGCCCACCACGAACAGCCCGCGCCACCGCACCATCAACAGGAGCGAAATCCACATACAACTCCCGAACGCGCTCCTCAGCGTTGTCCACGAACCGCACCCCGAACAGGTCCAGCAACTCCAAACTGGACAGCCTGCCCTGATGCCAATCCGCAACACTCAACCCGAAGAAGCGCCGCAGATCACTCGCTATCTGCCTCGGATACAGTCTCCAAAACCACTGGGCCTCCATCACTTTTCGAGTCGGACTCAGCTCGCTCCGCGATCGAGAAACCCTGCTCCGTCCACGCCCGCCACACATCACGCGCACCAGCGGGACGCCCGTTGATCTTCTTCGACCGCAACACCTCGTAGGAGTCCATTCCCAACACGACCTGAACGATCCGCACCTCACGCGGCGGCGACACACGCTTACCGTCCTTGTAGTACGGGGGGCCTTTCACCGCGCCGGGGCGGGTCTCCGCCGGCAGGACCATCTCGTTGCCGTCTCGGTCCTTAACTGTCTGCTCCGGGATGTACAGGTCAGGTTCCCGGTCGTAAGTTTCGATCTCTTCGAGGTACGCCTCGTAAGCTTCCAGAGCGTCGTCGTCGAGCATCCGAAGATTCGGGTGAGGCGGGATCGACATCGTAGTTCCGTCGTCGAACCGAAGGACACGATCAGCGAACGGGGAATCGAACTCGGTGGCCTGCTCACGGGCCGCGGCGCCATTGTTGGTGGGCTTCGAAGTAGTCATGAGAATTTGGGGCTTCCTTTCACGCAATCACGGGGCTGAAAGACGGGGCTGAGGAGAGGGGCCTGCCGGGTGGGGGCCAGCCCCGGACGCACCATGCGGCGCGCCACAAACACCCACCCGGCAGGGGCTTTTCTGGCTAGCTGCCGTCCGAGTACTGCTCAGCCCATCCGGGGCCACCCATCCACACGTAGAAGTAGCCGGGAACCAGGGCAATCGTCCCAGCCGGATCGGGCCGCATGAAGTACTCGTTCGGCAGCACCTTGTACGTCAGGTCCGCCGTATCAGGATCGGTCTTCGACCGCTGCTTGGACGCCTGGTCGTCCAGCTTCACCGCCGGATAACCCTCAGCGCGGTAAATGAACCCGCCCGAGGTGCGGCGCGCATACAGCAGCAGCAGCTGGTACTCCGCCGAGTCAGCGTCCAGCAGCGGACCCTCACCGTAGTCAGGGGTACCGGGAAGCGCGACCAGCGGATTACCGGCGTTGTCGCACAACGGAAGTTCCGACTCCAGCCGGTGAATCAGCGGATCGGCCGTACCGAGCGCCACGAACCGCACCGAATACGACTTCTCCGTCACCTCAGAATCGACCGGGAACTTCGACTGCAGCACCATCAAATCGTCAGAGGTGACGTCCGGTTCACGTTCCGCACCGCCATCCTCAGGGTTGCAGCCGATGTGCCACCAGCCCTCATTCGGGTCGGTGTTGTACTCGTACTTGCCGTTCACCTTGCGGCGGATGAAAAGGTCGTCGCGAATCTTGCCGTCCTGCGCGAACGGCGACCACTTCACCGTCACGCAATCATCCTCGAACGGCGACATGTCCGTCGCCGCGCCGCGGTTGTCACGAATGAACACCGCCTGCAAACCGCCACGTTCAATGAACGGCTTGTGAATGTCAGTGAATCCGCCGGCGCTCCAATCGGTGCCGGTCATTGGCTGCGTCATAGGACGCTCCTCTCGATCATGATGGGGGGACCGGATTGCAAAAAGAACTCCGGCGAAACAAAAAAGACCCAAGCCCCAGAAATCGGGCGAGGGGCTTTATTTCTTTGGTTGTTTTCGGGCTGAAACTCAGGACAGGTACGGCAGGCCGACCTCGTATCGGCCCACGTACCGAACAACATGCGGATCGTCGCTGTACTCAACAGGAATCGGAGCCATCAACGACCGGCAATAATCAATCGTCACCAGCACACCCCCCGGAAGGGTGATCAACGTCAACGGATTCAACGACAGCTCAACCATCCGTTGATGCGTCAAACCGGCCTCCACGTCGGCGGCAGCATCACCAGCGGCGAACGTGTGCACAGACACAACCGCCACATCCTGCGCAACCTCAGGCGCATCCACACCGTCAACACGACGCACAACCCGGTGCGGCAACGGATCATTCGCCACCCTGCGCGTCGAAACCTTCCCCAGCGGAGAAAGCCACTCCACCAGCACGCGGTGAATACTCGGAGCGCTATCGATCGCCATAAGCGGTGCCGCCGAACTGCTTAGCCGTCTTCTGGGCCGGCGCATACTCGTCGTTGTGCACCGACCCGAACTCCACAAGGTGCGCCTGCGGATCGGTCGCGCCCACCTTGCCGCGGCCTTTGTTCGTGGAACGTTCCGTCACCTGAACCGAATCGCGGTAATCGCCCGACGACACCGGAGAGTTCTGCTTCCACGCGGCGGCAACCTCATCCATAAACTCGTTGACGCCTTGATTCACCTCGGGCAGCTTGTCGAAGTCGTCGAGACTGATACCGAACTTCGCCAGCGGATTCTTCTTTGTAGGGCCACTCGCCACAGCTAAGCCGCCTTTCGTAACTCGGCAACCAGACCAGGTGCCCAGCCGTGGAACCCCAATGTCCAGTCCCGAACCGCGACAACATCGAACACGTCCGCGCCGAACTCGATACGATCCTTCACCGCCACTGGTGAACCCACTGGTAAATACAGGTCCACATCGACAACTTCCGTTTCGGTCATCGTCGCCGAGCCAACCACCTGAACATGCGGCGCCAACTGAATAGCACCCACCGGAACACCAGGCCCGAACACCGGAATCGTGTTCCCCAGTCCATCCGAATCATCACCCACGTGCGGGTAGTGCGTCACAGTGAACGAAACGGGGAACGTCACAGCCGATGCACCGTGATAGTCGGGATGGGATGCGCGAACCGGCGAACCTCGGCAAGCTCATCGGCGGTGAACAATGAGGTGCTTGAGACCCACTCTGCGTTGCGCTGAGTGAACGGACCAGCCGTGAGTGATACGGCCTGCGACTGCACCGAACCGGGCTGCACCGTCAGATGTCGCGCAACCACAGACGCGACGAGCGCCGTGACGGCTTCCGGCGCGCCGCCGCCGACGTACTCAACCACCACGACCGTTCCGGTTACCAGTGGGCGCCCATTCTCGGATACGTCCACATAGTCACCATCCTGAGTGAAATCCACAGCAGCGCCGTCGATACCCTCAACGCTGCTGACCTCGACCACGAGGCCGGGAAGCCACACCCTGCCGTTGACCACGTTCGCCCGCACACGGGTGACGCCATCGGTGAACACTCGACCCGACGCGCGCTGGAACGCATCGCTGACACGCTCCAGCAGCGCGTCGGCCCGGGCTGACTGCTCATCAGTGAGGTCCGCGGCGCTGGACAGCCCCAGCGCCGCGGCAACATCATCGGCAGTAGCGAGCACTAGCTGCCCGTCTTGTTGAAGACGACCACGCCAGTGGGTCGGACAACCTTGCCGCCGTACACATGCAGAGCACGGATCCGGTCAGAGAAGCTGTCCTGATCCCGCAGAGCCTCAACGGTGTCGATCTGCGACACATACGCCGCCGCCGACGGATGGAACGCGACGAACTGCTCATCGTCGGTGTCCCGCAGGTTGTTCGACTCCACGATCCGGGCGCCCAAGAGGTTCCCGATGGTGCCCGCGCGCAGACCAGCAGCGTCGCCGGAGGTGTCTGCACTGGTCAGCTTCGACCCGGACGACCGCAGCCAGAACGCCATCTCCGCGTTCACGACAACGACACGCCCCACGTTCGGGACGTTCGCCTTCGTCAGCTCCTTGAGTGCCGTGGCGATCAGGTCGAACGCGTCATCGGCGTCCGTAGGTGCCGAACCGCTCAGCGCGGTTCCGTTGTCCACCAGCAGATCGGCGATGAACTTGTCGGTGTCGGTAGCCAGGGCCGTGGCGCCCGCCCGGGTGTATGCCTCCAGCGAGCCAGCGACCTGAACACGGTCGATGTCATCGACCAGGAAGTCGATCGACTTCTCCTGGTCAATGAGCAGATCGACGCCGGTGTCAGAAATGGCGTCCGCCGAGGTCTGCCGGCCAGCGGCCTTGTAGTCCTTGACGGTAGGTGCCACCACGCCAGCGATGTGCACCACGTTGCCCTTGCTTGCAGTGCCTTCGTACTCGCGGTTGACGAGGTTGGCGAAAACGGTCTGGGCGGTCCACTCCTCCAGGAGCATGTCCGACCAGAGTTCAGGAATGAAGTTGTTGAAAGCCATTTTTGGCTCCCTTCTGTGTTAGTGGAGTTCTCCACGTAGATAGCTGTCAAGTCGGCCCTCTTCGCGCGCCTTCTTTCGCTCGGCAGGCGGCAGCGCCGCGTACTCAGCCGGGGTGAGAGGCTTCGGGCCTTCAACCTTCTTGTCTGATGTGACTTCCGACGTCGGCACGGCCGACGATGCCGTTTTGGCCTTCAGCGCTTCTTCGATCCGCTTGTTGACGAACTCGTTCCACCGGTCGGCGGATTCGCGCATCTCTTCCTCGGTATCGCCATGAATGAACTCCGGGTCGACTTTCGTTTCGCGCGCCACATCACTTCGGATGCGTTCACGCTCAGCCGTCTCGAACTTTCGTACCAGTTCTTCGATCCGGGCCAGCGGGTCGTCGCCGATCTTTTCCTGCGACTCCCGCCACTTCTTGGCGTCCGCGAAGTTCTCCTTGGCTTGCGCCTCGTTCTTGCGGGCCATTTTCTTCCAGAACTCGACCGTCTCAGTTGGTTTCGGAGCTTGCGTGGGCTCCTCAACCGTGGCGGTTGCGTCCTGGTCGCCTGCCGGTTCCACTGGCTCCGTTACGGCGCTGTGTTCCGACGTTTCTGCTGTCACATCATCAGACATGAGGGTTTGTTTCCTTTGCGGATGGGTTTTCTTTGTGACATGCCCGTTACGGGTCATGTGTGCGTTATCCAAGACCGCCGGGGTCAGCGCTGGATGCTTCTGGGGCCTGAGAACTTCTGGTCACGCCATGCGAGGACAGGTCCAACCTCGCCGTGCTCCCGAGTGACGATCAACTTTCGGTAGTCAACGGCACGTCCGCCGCGATCCGCGATACTCGCGAACGCCTTCACCTGGTCATGCGTCTCGTTGAGAAGCTCCGTGCTGATCGTGTCGAAGTCCATCCCCGGCGGGATCACGTCAATATCGCAATCACAGCCCGGATGAATGGGCATCAACGAGTTTTTGCGGTACCGCATGGTTGATGCGATGACACACAGCGCGCAGTTCTCGCTGCCGGTCAAGACGCGGCGGTAGAACTGGACACCGCTGCGGGCGAACGACGACCTAGCCTGGTGCGTCTTTGCAAGTTGCAGGTCGGTGCCCGCCAGGTTCTCGATACGACGCTGACCGGCCCGGAGTGCCGCTGCGACGCTCTTACCTTCCGACAGTGCCGTACGTGCTGTGATCACAGGTCGCGCGTACACCGTCTCCGACGGCACACCGCGAATCGCGGAAACCTCGACGGCCTGCACCGGTGACTGCTGGGTGACTTCTGCGATGTACACCGAAGTCATGGCCGCCATCGACTCTTGGGCCGCTTGGACAACCGGTGCCACCGAAGATGTCAGCTCTCGCAGTCCACTGTCAGACAGCGTTACCGATGTCCACGCTGCGGACACATATTCGAGCAGTCTGCGCCTCAGTTCAGCGGTCGCAGCCGCATACTCAGCGTGATCCATCTTCCTGGGGGCGCTGCACCGAGTTGCCGGCGAACAAAGTTATCTGCTCACGCGCCCTATCGAGATCGTCCTGCTTGATCTGATCGGCGTTGTAGTTCAGGATATTCCGCCGGATAGACGCCCACGACTCGCCGGCCGCCTTAGCCAGAGAGGCGGCAGCATACTTCTCCCCCAGCGTCACACGATCTGGAGATTCGAACGACACATCCACTGTGTCCTCAACGGCCTCGCCCTCAAGCTGCATCGCCTTGACCAAGATGGCCTCCAGGCCGATCTTCGCTATCGAAAGCCGATCCTGACACTTGAACAAGAAGCCCTTCTCAATGTTGTGCGCACCCTCAGCTGACTGGTTCGCGCTGTCCGGCATCAGCATCGGCAACGGAGTCTTGGTCGCCGACGACAGCTGTCGAATATGCTCCTTTATCGCCGACAACATCGGAGTGAAGTCGTTCGGCTGCGATTCCCAGATATCAACCCCAGGGGGCAACTCCCACAACGCTCCCGGCGCGGCCTCAAAGATCGAGGCGTAGTCGATCGCGTTGCCGTTCTCATCGACCTTCGGCAACCCATTTTCCGTCGACTTCAACGCACGCTGACGGAAAGCCTGGATCGCCATCGTGGACAACAACTGAAGCTCAGCACGGTTGATCCGGTTGATGATGTCAATGTGAGGCTCCACCTCGCCCATGCCATCAGGGTTCTGGTACACCACCACCGGCGGCGGCGAACCGGTCACTACAGCATCACCAACCGGAACCCACGAGTCTGAGATTCGCGTCACCAGCCTGCGCCGGGACGACGACTGCACAAAGCACGGACGGGCGAACTTTTGCCACCCGTCACCCGACCACACAATCGCAAAATCCGACTCGGCATCGAGGTCCCGCCACCACCGCATAGCGGACCTGATCCGCCACGGCTGCAGCGGGTCAACGCTGACAACCATCGTTTCAGGAGAGTCAGCTGTGATCGTCGCCGTACCGTCATCACGACGCCAGCACGTCAAATACGACTCGCCGAAGTCCAGCCCATACTTGACCCACTGCTTACACACGGAATCCATGCGGTTATCCCGCCAGATGCGCCGTGCACGTAACGCCAAATCACTATCGGCGGAACCACCAACCGTGATGCCATTCGGGATGATCCGGTCAGCAACAGAGTCACGCACCATCAGACCCCAGTTGGTGCGCGCCTCACGCTGAAACGAACGCCACGCCGCAGACGTGTTCCTCGTCAACTCGGGCAGCGGAGCATCCCCATTGGAGTAACGCGCCAACAAACGCACCCGCGACATTCCGTCGTCGATACGCTTCGTCAATACCGGGAGCCATTCCGCTGGCGTTGAAGCAGTCAACAGCTGACCCCCTCTCTGTCTCTATGGCGACTAGTAGATCCGTCTAGGCGCAAACACTTTCGGGCGCGGACGTGCACCATCACGACGCGCATCAACACACGCCTCCCACGACAACATCCCTGCCATCGCAGCATCAAACTTGTCGGCCAAACGGCCATCCTGCTTCTGCATCACCCACAGCGGCTGGCCTGTATCGTCCACCAGCTTCAGCTCACGCCGCCCCGCATGACCCATATGCTCAACAAACTTCGGTCGCCACACATTCGCAGCCAGCGCCGCGTCGCCAGTCGCCAACGCATCGGCATAACCCTGCGTCGCAGCAGCCACACGCCTCAAACTGCCGCCGCCGCCAACCGCCCACTCCACAACCCGATCCGGGAAACGACCCGCCCACGCGGCGATCGTAGAATCCCAGCCCCACGGGTCGCAGTACATGCGCCACACCTCAAACCGCGACATCATGTCCACAACGAGCGCTGTCACCTCATGCTCAGGGACTTCCCACTCTTCGACGTTCTCAGGCCGCTCCCAACAGCCCAACAACATCTGGCGTCCCGTCGCAATCTCAGTGACCACGACAGCCGTCGCATCTCTCCACCGCGACCCGTCAAACCCAGCGGTGACGAACGCTCCATCCGGCACCGTCTCATCGCACTGCACCAGGCGCGTCATATCGAACGCCTGAGAGCCAGACTTACGCCACCGATTCAGATAGACCCGCTCCCAGTAAGCGCGGTCAATACCCGTGCGGTCGTAGTCCTTCGCGATCCGCTCAAACTGCCCCGGCCCCCACTCCCCAATAGGGCCAGTGGCATCCGCGACAGCGGCGACACGCTTCTCCACGGTGGACAGATCATCATGCTCATCACCGGCCCAGCGCCGAAAGAAGAACAGCGACGGGTCCTGCCGCTCACCCCTGGCGATCGACTCCGCCTCAGCTAACACGTCCTCTTCGATGCTGCCCTGACCAGGCTGCCCAGCAGTCGACGTGTACAACGTCCACGGGTCCTCCATCGGCCGCTTCGGCATGTTCTGCAACATCGTCTCGTGCGCGTCACGATGCCTCGGCATAAACAACCGGTGCGGCTCATCGAAATGCTGAAACGTCGTCCGCGCGCCATCGCGAGACCCCGGAGCATTCGACACAGCAACAGCGAACCCATCCTCGCCACCCGAAGGCGACAACCGGACGATCCGCTCCTTGCTGATATCAAACAGATCAACATCGGGGCCGTTCTCCAAGATGTACTTCAGCACACCGAACGCCAGCTCCGACACCTGCTCCTCGGTGACCGCCATCATCGGAATCACCGGCGACCGCACCGGCCGACCCACAGGATTCCCCGCGGCGTCAAAACCGTCACACCGAACCGGCGCCTCTGGATGCAACTCCACACCGCAAATCCACGCCGCGAACTCGGTCTTGGCTACACCCTTCCTGAGTTCGACACCGGCCCGCTCGAACCGCCGACGGCCAGCCAAACGGTGCCCACGCGGATACAACTCATACAGCCGATACACCAGCGCGCGCTTCTCGTCATCGAGACGTGCAGGCTGACCCGACAGCGAGCCCGGGCCGAACACCATCCGATCCTCAATAAAGTCGCACACCTGCGGACCCAGCGTCGGGAACGCCAAATCCACGGCCGGCACCTGAAGTACAGCCATCCAAGCTGCCTCGGTCGAACCGCTACGTCACAAGCTTCAGGCGCGGATCGTCACCGGGAGCAGGATGACTCACGGGCGCGGCCTCCGACTTCCGCCGCTTCGACCCCTTCGCCTTGGAATCCTCCGTCGCCTCAATCTGCCACTCCAACCGGCGGCGAGCCAACGGATTCGTCCCATAATCGGTATCGGCTTTCTCCAGCCGAACCTGAGCCTCCGCCCGCGCCTTCGCGGTATCCGCGGTCCAAAAATCGTTGTACAACATCGCCACACGAAACAGCCCGTTGATATCCGAATCGGTGTACTCCGGGGCCATCGGCGACGCCCAAATGTCATTCCACCAACGCACCGTCAACGGATGCCACACCACACCATCCGGCAACTCAGGAGCGACCACATCATGATCCGCAGACAACGTAGCCCGCGTCGACGACTTATTGCGCCGAGCGCGCACAGAAGGATCTTTAGGTAGGGGTGGCATGACATTCCTCCCATTTCGGGAATCAACAAGGTATCAGCAAAACCGCAGGTCAACCCCATTTCGGGGATGCCGCGAAACCCCCGGGTTCCGTACAGACCAAAATCTGCA